AAAATTTCGCGCTAAAATCTTCCCTTCTAACGGGACCTCTTTCTCCGGATGCGGTATGACGCGCCGTGTTGTAGACATCAAACTTGATAAGACACAAAAACCTCGGCGTCCTCGGGTGAAGGACCGAGATCCGGCGTTGGACGCGCCCATCGAGCTCCCCACGGAAGCGATTCCGCCGCGCGCGCCGATCCCCGGGACCGGACGCATGCGGGTCGAGATCCGGCGCTCGTGCGCGAGTCAGTTCGACACACAGATTCGGACGGTATTGGAGGACTATGTTGCGTCCGTGGCAGAAGGCTACCGGGACCCGGAGACGGGCAAGAAGTGGTACAGCGTGAAGGACATTGCGCAGGTGACGGCGATCGGAAATCTGTACGCGTCGGTGGGCATCGGATTCCTCGGCACGAACCAGATCGACCCGGCCGAGATTCCGCAACTTCCGCCCCCGGTCTTCGCCACGTACGACCCGGCCGCGCCGCTCCCGGACGGGAAGGACGGATGACACTCACGATCACGCTCGCCGAGGCGCCGTATCTCCGCCGCGCGGGCGCGCAGTGGTGCGATGCTTGCGGCGTGTTCGTCTCGGAGATTGTGGTGTATCGCCCGGTGCCTTTGTCGATCGGGATGAAGAGCTACTGTGCGGTCTGTAACGCGAACTATCGCTACGTATACTTCGACGTCGCCGCGACGTCGCCGCTTTACGACGTAGTTCCGGCCGCGGTGCGGGCCCGGTGGGCCGCGGTTCCGGTGTGGGACGAGGAGGGCGGGTGAAGGACGGAATCCCGGTCCTCGGCGTGGCCCAGTCGCGCATTTTTCAGTGCCCGGCGCCCCGCATCACGGTCCCGGCGGGGCGCCGCGTGGGGAAGACCACCTACGCGGCCGTCCGGTTGTTTCGGAACGCCTACCTAAAGCCGGACTCCGCGAACGGGTACTTCGCGCCGACGTACAAGATGGGGAAGGACATCATGTGGACGTCGCTGAAGCGGATTATTCCCGCGTGCTATGTGGCGAAGACCCACGAGACCGAACTCAAGATTACGCTCCTGAACCGGAGCTTTATCCAGATCAAGGGGTGCGACGATCCGGATAAGTTGCGCGGTCCGGGGTGGGACGACGCGGTGTTCGACGAATACGCGGACATCGATCCGGCCGCGTGGTCGGAAGTGATCGAGCCGGCGCTTTCCGACCGCGAAGGCACGGCCGCGTTTCTCGGAACGCCGAAGGGCTACAATCACTTTTACGATCACTACTTGCTCGGACTATCGGGCGAGCACCCGGATTGGGCGAGCTTTAGCTTCACCACGGCGCAAGGGGGTCGGGTGAAGCGCAGCGTCATCGAGAAGGCGCGCGCTACGCTCGACCTCCGCGTGTTTCGGCAGGAGTACGAGGCGAGCTTCGAAACCCTCTCTGGCCGCGTGTACGACAATTTCTCGCGTGCGCCCTGGCCGAAGGGGAATTGCGATGCACGGATCGTGGACCAAGGGGGCCCGCTCGTGATCGGGCTCGACTTTAACATCAACCCGATGTCGGCCGTCGTGTTCCAGGACGCGGACGGGTGGCCGCAGGTGGTGGAGGAAATCGAGCTGTTTTCGTCCAACACAGAAGAAATGGCGCAAGTGATTCAGCGCAAGTATCCCGAGCGCGCTATTACTATCGCGCCGGATGCGTCCGGGCAGAATCGGCACACGTCGTCGCCTCTGGGGCAGACGGACCTCACCATTCTCCGGTCGCACGGATTCAAGATTCTCGTCAAGAACAGCAACCCGAACCCGGTGGATCGAATTAACAACGTGCAGTCGCTGCTCTGCTCCGGGACCGGGTTGCGTCGGCTGACGATTCATCCGGGGCGTTGCCCGAAGCTGGTGAGGGCGCTCGAAGGACAAACGTACGATAAAGGCAAAGTGGATAAGACGCTCGGCCTCGATCACATCACCGACGCGCTGGGGTACGGATGCTATCAACGGTGGAACGTGCTGTATAACCTCTTGCCCCGGTCGGCGCCCGCCGCGGGCGGAATGCACTCGCCGTTCCCTGTCGCGTTCGAGGCCGCATAGTGAGTAAGCGCGCCGCGAAGGTCACGAAACAGTCGTCCACGAACTACACCGCGCCTCAGCCGCGCGGCACGGGCGCGCCGTACGATCCGTCGCTGCCGCCGAATCAGCGCATGATCGAGCTCGGGACGCCGGGGCTAAAGGGCGCACGGCCGATGGAAGGATGGCTCTATGACGAGTTCCTTCCCCAGCTTCGCGGGATTCGAGGCGCACAGATCTATCGCCAGATGATGGATAACGATCCGATTATCGGCGCGGCGCTCTTTACGTTCTCGATGTTGTTGCGTTCGGTGGCGTGGACGGTTGTTCCCGTGGACCAAAGTCCGAAGGCGATCGCCGCGAAGGAGTGGGTTGAGTCGGTGCTGTTTCAGGATATGTTGACCCCGTTCGGCGACGTGATGTCCGACATCTTGTCGTTTATCGGGTTCGGGTTCGCGCCGGCGGAGGTGACGTATAAGGTCCGCCGCGGAAAGCAGAAGGACCCGCGCCGGTCGTCGAAGTTCGATGACCGGACGATCGGGGTGAGTAAGATCGGGGTGCGAGCGCAGGACACGATTTGGCGGTGGCACTTCGACAATTGGGGCGAGTTAAACGCGCTGGAGCAATATCGGATCGGCGAGACGAACGCAATGATCCCGGCCGATAAGCTGTTGCTTTTTCGCACCACGAGCGCGCTGAGTAATCCGGAAGGACGCTCGGTGTTGCGGAACGCGTACATCACGTGGGTTCGGAAAGGCACCATCGAGGAAGCCGAGGGCCGCGCGGCGATCCGGAGCGCGGGGATGGTGGTGATGCGCATCCCGTCGCTCTTCCTCGACCCGGGCGCGAGCGGAGACGAGCTCGCGGTAGCGAACGCGTACCGGGCCATCGCCGACAAAACCGCAAAGGATCAAATGGGCTCGGTGGTGTTACCGTCGGACGTCGACCCGAACACTAAGGCGCCGCTCTACGACATCAAGTACGTCACCACGGAAGGCACGCGGCCCGTGAACATGACGGACATCGTCGAGCGGTACGATAAGCGCATGTTGTCGTCGGTGCTCGCGGACTTCATCCTCCTCGGCCAGCAGTCCGTGGGATCGTTCGCGCTGAGCGATTCGAAGACGGCGATGTTTTCAAAGGCGTGCGGGGCGTTTCTCTCGGTGATCGACGACCAGTTTAACCGTGTCCTCTTGTCGCGGTTGTGGGAGCTGAATGCGTTCGACGAGGACGTGAAGCCGAAGGTGCAGCCGGGCGACCTCGAAGCGCCGGACCTCGGGAAGCTCGGGTTGTTTATCCTTCAACTCGCGCAAAGCGGCGCGCAGCTGTTTCCGGACCCGGAGCTCGAAGCGAAGCTGAAGCGGCTCGCGAACTTACCGGCGAACGTGGAGGAAGGGTGAACCCCGACAAGCTGTGGGCGCGGTTGGACGCGTTCGCGCGGTCGCTGGAGCCGGGCCCGCGCGCCGCGTTCGTGCAGGCGATTCAGCGCCTCCGGGAGTCGCTCCCGCCGGACGTGTTGGAGTACGTCGCGCGGACGGGCGACACGACGCCGATTTTCGATCGGCTCGACTTGTCGGAGTTTACGCTCGCGTTGCGGGACGCGGTGTTCCGCGCGTCGAATCGAACGCCGAACGGAGACGCGGCGGGTCTCCCGTTCGGCGTTCGATTCGACGCGTACGACCCGTACGCGCTCCGCGCGATTCAGGGCGCCGAGCTTTCGCTGGTGAGCGGGCTCACGACCGAAATGAAGCAGGCGATCGTCGGGTATCTCCAAGCTGGGCTTCAAGCGGGCGTAAACCCTGTCGAAACGGCGCGGAACTTGCGTCCGTTGCTCGGACTCACGGCGCGCCAGATGACCGCGGCGGCCAACTACCGGCGGTTGCTGACCGGGGGCGCAAAGGGGCAGCCGTTGCTCGAAGCGCTGTCGCGCGCGAGCCGGGACGGGCGGTTCGATCCGTCGATTCTCCGCGCCGCGCTCACGAAACAACCGATGCCCGAGGCGCAGGTGGCGCGGCAGGTGGCGCGGTTCGAAGAGCGGTTGCTCAAGCAGCGGGCGGAGACGCTCGCGCGCACGGAAACGATCACCGCCTTGTTTCGGGGGCAACAATTGCGGTGGCAGCAGGCCATTGACCAAGGCAAGGTGGAATCGGGGCACCTGCGCCAATTCTGGCACGTGGCGAAAGACGAACGCACGTGCCCGATTTGCCGCGAGATTCCGGTGCTGAATCCGGAGGGGGTCGCGTTCGGTGATCCGTTCGAGACGCCCCTCGGCCCCGTGGCGGGGCCCGCGATGCACCCGAATTGCCGGTGTGTCGTGTTCACGCGGATCGCTTTCCAGAAGGCGGTGCTGAAGGTTTGGGCGCGCGAACTGAGCGGACTACGGAGGGCCGCGTGAAACTCCGTGATCTGTACGCGGAGTTCGTCGGTGGCTACCACGGTGTCGATACCGGTCACGACCACGTCGGCTTTTCGCGGCTCGGGGATCGTGTGGTCGATGGTGTACAGGGGATCTTGTTTCAGTGTCCGAAATGCGCGGAGGGGTTGGAACGAGGCGAGGAGACGGATGAGGACGGGACCGTACGTCACTTCGTTCGCGGCGCGCATTCGATCCTTTGTTGGTTTACGAATCCGGTGAATGCGGAGCGTGTGCCGGATGACGCGGACCCGAAGCCGGGACGGTGGACCTTTTCGGGTACCTCGATCGACGACATCACATTTATCGGGCCTGCGGCCGCGTCCGTCCTTCTGACGGGCGGCTGCGGCTGGCACGGGTTCGTGAACAACGGGGAGGCGGCATGACGAGTCCCTTCGCCGTGCGGTTGCGCCGATTGCTGAAGGACGGTCCGACGCTGACGGACGCACACGTGCCGAGCCCGGAGTGGAAGCGAAAGAAGCGGAAGCGAGTGGCGGCGGCGCTGCTGCGGAAGACGGGCCCGTGGGACGGAACGTGGGCCGAACAGTCGGGGCTCGGCGAGGCGCTCGCCGCGGCGGTGCACGAGTCGTGGCTCCAGCATAATCCGAACGACAAAGCGCACGGCGTCCCCTACGCCGAATTGGCGGAGGACGCGAAGACGGTGGATCGAGACGCGGTCAAAGTGGTCTTGCGCGGTATACTGTCTGCCGGATACCATATTTCACCCTCTTCCTAAACCGACTGATGAACGCGGAGACCTTTACGAAAGAGACGCTGGCGAAGATTGCGACCGTGCTCGAATCGGACGGGGACGAGGAGACGCTGGCCGCGGAGATTCACGCCTTGGCGAAGCGGTTCGCGTCGTCGGCCGCGGCGCCGCCGGACGGCCGCATTACGATCGTGAAGGCCGACCAGGACCGACAGATGGTCTGGGGCTGGGCGCTCGTATCCGTCGAGAAGGGGCAACCGGTGTGCGATCTTCAGGGGGACGAGGTCGACACCGACGAGCTCCAGCACGCGGTGCACGGATCGTTCATGCGGAACGGCCGGGTCGGAAAGCGGATGCACGGGCAGCGGTACGCGGGCGCGACGATCGCGTCCCCGGTGGGCGAAGTGGTTGACAGTATCGTCTTCACCAAGGCGCTTCAGGACGCGCTCGGTATCGATCTCGGCCGAGAAGGGTGGTTCGTGGGGATGAAGATTCACAAGAAGGCCGTGTGGGAGGAAGTAAAGGCGGGGAAGCTGTCGGCGTTTTCGATCGGGGGCGAGGCCGAGCGGCATCCGATCGGGAAAGCGGGGACGGAGCCGAAGGCGCTGGCGCTCGCGGCGCGGAAGAAGGCGCGGGTGGCGAGCGCGAAGGCGAACGTGACGCAGAAGCCGGAGCATCATAAAGCGGCGAGTACCGCGTGCTACGCGGCTGCGGCCGCATGTAAGGACGCGGGCCAGACCGATCACGCGGCCGCGTTCCGCAAGAAGGGCTTCGCCCACAATAGCAAAGCGGTCGGTGCGTTCTTCCGAAAGAACGCGGACGGTCCGGCGATGTTCGCCGATCTCTTTCAAGGAGGACCTGTGCAGAAATCGAACGAGGCCCCTCGGATGTTCGCCGAGCTGTACAAGGCGGAGTTTGCCTACACGCCCGATCCGGCGCATCCGAGCCAAAACAAGCTCAACATTTCGGACGCGCGGCACGTGGCCGGGGCGGTAGCGGCGCTCGGTCCGAAGGGCTACCGCGGGAATCGGGTGGCGATTCCGGACCGCGCCCTCGCCGACGTGAAGGCGCGTGTGCGCGCGGCCTATCGCCGCTTCTTCCCGGGGAAGCCGCTCCCGGCCGTACTCGCGAAGTATTGGAGTGACGCGGCCCGTGCGGCGGCGCTCGCGACTCGGGAAGCGGAAGCAAAAGGAGGAACCGAGGGAGACGAAACCCCCTCTGGAGCCAAAGGGTTTGGCGGCTATCATTCGACCGCTCGAAGGTTGCACTCGGCCGCGAAAGACTCGTTGCGCCCGTACGATTCGTCGACGGGGCGGGCACTTCCTCGGACCGCAGCTGCCGAGACTCAAGCCAAGGCCCATTTGCGGTCGGCTACCGCGCATCACGCGGATGCGCTCGGGGCGAACAACACCGGCTTTCGCTCGATTGGCGGAACGGATCACGCCGGCATTGCCCGTCTCCATCGCGCCGCGGCGAGGGCGTGGAGCAAGGTGCCGGGCGGTGAAGAAATGTCGGCGTCGCATATGCGGATGGCGGCTGCGCATCAGGCGCGGATCTAAGACCCCTAGCGGACTTTCGCCAAAGACCAACTGCCCCTAACCTCCCGCTTCACGTATGTCGATTCCTCGCCGACGTCATCGCCTCAAACACCTTTCTCTCGCGGAGCTTTCTCTCGTGGATCGTGGCGCAAACCAACATGCTCGCCAGGTGCTGCGCAAGCGCGCCGGTTTGAGCGGTCTATTGAAGTCTCTGTTCGGCGACCGGGCCGAGGAGCAGGAGTCGGACGTCACGGCGATGTCCGACGCGTTGGCGGTCTCGGTGGCGGACTGCATCGAGAAGTCGGCCACGCCGGAGGAGCTCGAAGCGAATCTCGACGAGACGTTGTCACAGTTCCGTACCGCGGTGCTGGAGAAGGCGGGCGACGACGATGACGGCGACGACGACATGGGCGGCGGGGACGGCGACGACGAGGATCTCGACGAGGGCGACGTGGGCGATGCCACGCCTCCCGGCAAGAAAGGCAAGAAAACCAAGAAGTTCTACCAGGGAGACGATGCCATGCGCCGGACGGTATTGAAGGGGCTCACCCCGGAGGGCGCGGAGTACGTGGCCCGGCTGGAGAAGATGGCCGAGGATGCGCAGGACGCGGCCACGGCCGCGTTGAAGCTCGCGAGCGAGTCCGTGGCCAAGCACGCGGACGCGGAGCTCCTGGCCGAGGCGCGCGAGCTCGTGGGTTCGTCCAACATGGACCCGAAGGACGTAGTCGCGCTCCTGAAGAACGCGGGGACGAACACCGCCGCGCGGGAGACCGTGGTGAAGATGGTGAAGCGCCAGGTCGAGCTCATCGAGAAATCGGCCCTGTTTTCGGACGTGGGCGACGACGATCTCACGGGCGGCGCGCCCAGCGCCATCGCGGCGAAGACGCAGCTGGACAAGTTCGCGGAGGAGCTCCGGGCTAAGACGCCCAAGCTCTCGATCCAGAAGGCCTTCGCGCTCGCCTGCGAGCAACACCCCGACCTCTATGAGGAAATCGTCGAGCCGCAAGACGCGTAACGCCGTGCGCGGCTCCCCCGCGCTGATTCGTTCGTTCGTTCACCATCGACTCTGTGAAACATGTCCACTGAAAACAGACTTCTCACGCTGAGCTTCCTGGCGGGCGCCGATCTCTCGGCGCTCCAGTATACCGCGGTGAAGCCGAGCACGGCCGCGGCGCTCACCGTGTTGGGCGCGACGACCAACACGGACATCGTCCTCGGCATCCTCCAAAACAAACCCACGTCGGGCCAGCCGGCGGAGATTGCCTTCGGCGGACAGAGTAAGGCGATTGCCGGCGGGACAATCACGCAGGGCGACCTCCTCACCGTCACCACGGGCGGCGCGCTGATCACGGCGACGGGCGACGCGCTCGTGTGCGCGATTGCGCTCGAATCCGGGTTGGTCGGGGAGACGCGGTCGGTGCTGTTGCTCCCGGGTATCGGGGCGCTCGCGAGTGCGTCCAAGATGTTGCTCAGCACGAGCGGTGGAAAGCGGCTCGTGGGCGGGCAAGCGACCACCGTCACGGCGTCCGATACGATCGTGACGGGGCTCACCACGGTGATCGCGGCGGGCGCGAGCCTCGACTCGGCCCCCGTGGTCACGTGCACCTTCGCGTCGGCCTCGATCGGCGACCAGGCGGGCACGCCGGCCGCGGGGTCGATCCTGCTGCAGACGTGGATGCCGACCAACTCCAGCACAACCACGCCGATCGCCGCCACGACCTTCAGCAAGAAGGCCAACTGGTGGGCCTTCGGGACCTAGTGTGAGGGGGCTCGGGACTCCCGAGCCCCTCGCATCCCTGAGTCGTTTCTCCCTTTTCTTTCTCCCAGGACGATTTCCATGATCAACCGCAGACGGTTCCGCGTCCGCAAAGCGAATCCGACCCCAGGGGACGCGCACATCAACGTGCCGCTCACGAACATCAGCGTGGCGTATGTGCAGGACGCCACGGCGTTCGTCGCGGACCGCGCGTTCCCGGTGGTGCCGGTGGCGCAGCAGAGCAATCTGTACTACCTGTACAACAAGTCCGACTTCTTGCGTGACGAGGCGAAGCCGCGTGCCCCGGCCACGCAGTCGGCGGGCAGCGGGTTCGCGCTTTCTACGGACTCGTACGCGTGCCTCGTGGATGCCTTCCACAAGGACATCGACGACCAGCTGCGGGCCAACGCCGACACGGTGTTGCAGCTCGATCGGAGCGCCACCGAGTTCGTCACGCAGAAGCTGATGTTGCGGCGCGAGCTCAAGTGGACGAGCAAGTTTTTCGTGACCGGAGTGTGGGCCACGGATCACACGCCCTCCACGCTGTGGACGAGTTCCTCGTCCGATCCGGGCGCGGACGTCGAAGTCGCCAAGCAGACGATCCTCCAGTCCACGGGGTTCGAGCCGAACACGATGGTGATGGCGTACGAGGTGTTCTCGACGCTGCGCCGAAATGCGGCGATCCGCGACCAGTTCAAGTACACCTCCGCGGACTCGATCGATGAAGCAATGATGGCCCGCTTCTTCGGCATCGAGAAGGTCCTCGTGCTCCGCGCCGTGTACGAGTCGGCGCACGAGGGGGCGACCTCGTCGATGAGCTACGTGTACTCCAGCAAGAGCGTGCTGGTGTGCTACGCTGCGCCGGCGCCGAGTTTGCTCACGCCCACGGCCGGGTACACGTTCGCGTGGACCGGGTTCACGGGCGGGACGGACGGCTGGCGGATCAAGCGGATTCGGGCCGATCTCGAAGGCGCGGACCGGATCGAAGGTGAGCACGCCCTCGACATGAAGGTGGTCGCGAGCGCGCTGGGCTACTTCCTCGACGCGGTGATTTGAGCGATGGCGCGGCGGCATCTCACCACCTCCTTAGTCTGTGTGGCGGCGTTCGCCGCGTACGGCGTGGCGTACGCGCCGGGCGCGGCGATCCCCGAGGCCGACACGCAGCGGTGGCCGAAGGGCACACTGGACAATCGGATACGCAACGGATTCGTCAAGTGGGGCACGATCGCCGTGGAGGTGCCGTCCGAGGACACGGACCCGATGACGAATCCCGATGTGTTGCGGGATTTCACCAAGGAGGAGTTGAAAGCGTTCGCGGACGAGCACTTCGGGGCCGCGGCGAAGGACCTGAGCGCGGCGAAGCTGTCGAAGGCCGATTTGCTATTGGCGGTACGGACGTTGGTGGCGGACGCCGCACCGTAACCGCGGGACCTCGTATGCACCCGGAGCGGGGAGCGCGTGCCGCTCCCCGCTTCTTTTTGTTGAGGGACTATGACGGTGATTGTCGAGGACGGGTCCGGAGTTCCGGGCGCGAACAGTTTCGTCACGGGGGCGACCGTCGCGGCCTACGCGCTCGCGCGGAACCGGGTCTTCTCGACCGTGGACCCGACGTTGTCCGACGCGGCCGTGCTCGAAGCGGCGGACTACTTGAAGAATGAAATGCGGTACGTGTACCGCGGCACTCGCATTTCGTATACGCAAACGATGCCCTACCCGCGCACCGGCGCGAGCGAGTACCGCGGGCCGGCGATTCCGAGCAACGTGGTGCCGTGGCGGTGCTGTGACGCGCAGTGCGAGCTCGCGATTCGCGCGTTCGCCGTGCCGGGCACGTTGCAAGCGGACCTCGACCACGGGGGCAAGATCACGTCCGAGAAGGTGGATGTGCTGGAAACGGCGTACCGGGCGGACGCGGACATTGAGCTCTTGCTGATGACGGTGCGCGGGCTCTTGAATCCGTTGCTGTTGAACGCGGGCTTCCTCCCCGCGCAGCCGTACCAGGGCGCCGTAGTCGATCCCCGCGATTTCCGGCACGACTCGTTCTCGAATCCGGCCGGGACGGACCCGATGAGCCCGCGGGGCTGGATTGCGGAGTGAGCTACACGCAGCAGATCGCCTCGGCGCAGCGGCTCCTCGCCGCGAAGGGGGCGACGTACACCCTCCGCCACTATCCGCCGACCGGGCCCACGTCGCAAGACCGGATTCGGGGCGTGGTAAGCGCGACGGGGGCCGTGGATTTCTCGGTCACGTGTGTGCTCGTCCCGATTCCGATGCCGCGGACCGCGATCGCGAAGAGCGATGCCGGGTTGGTCCTCGGCACCCGGCGCACCGTCTACGTGAGCGGCGCCTCGTGCCCGGTGTTCCCGCACAAGGACGATCAATTACTTGGCCCGGAGGGCCGAAATTGGACGATTGAGAGTGTGTCGAGCCTCGCCCCGGACGGGGGCGCACCCATTCTGCACACGCTCCGGGTGACGTCATGAGTCGCCGGATGGGGATCGAGGCGTTCGTGGCCGAAATTGAGCAGTATAAGCAACGGGTCCCGGTTCAGCTGAATCGGTTCATCATCGCCTTCGCGAGCCGGTGTGCAGAGGAAGTGGTGGTGGGCGGGGCGTTCGGCCCGGGCACGCCGGTGGACACGGGGTATCTGCGCGCGATGTGGTACTGGTCGATGAACGGGGGCGGGAGTAGTCCGGCGTTGGCCCGCGCGCCGGGCGCCACGTTCGCGGCGCCGACGCTCGATGCGGCCGACCTTTTGGACGTGGTCGCGGGCGATACGCTCGAATTGTGCAACAACACCGAGTACGCGACCTATGTGGAGCTCGGGACGAGCCGGATGGCGCCGCGGTTGTTTGTGCGGACGGTGGCGAATGCGGCGAATGCGATCGCACAACAAGTGGCGCGGGACCTCGGATGGACCGATCGCGCTGGGCTTCAACTGGAGCTCGCGCTATGACGGGTTCGTTTCACACCGCCATTCGGTCCGGGATGCGGGCGGCGCTCGCGGCGCTCGTGAAAGCCACGAGCGGACCGTCCCTGTTCGGGCTGACGGTCTCCAGTACGACCGTCGCCACGATCACGCGGACGGACGGAGGATCGTTCGTGAACGACGGCGTGGCCGCGGGGGACGAGCTCGCGGGCTCCGGATGGAGCAATGCCGCGAACAACGGCAACTGGTACGTGACCGCGGTGTCGGACGCGAGTCTCCTGGTGACGACTCCGGCCACGGCGCCCCGAGCGATCGTGTCCGAGGCGCCGGGCGCGCGGGTAACGCTCGTGGTCGGTCTTCCGTCTCTCGTGGCGGACGAAAACACGACTTTCACAGCACAGCCGGGCCAATGCTGGTGGCGGGAAACGTACACCGCGGGCCCGGAACAGCGGCGCAGTCTCGGCCCGCTCCCGCGGGTGCGGCTCGATTTCTTGTATGCGATTTCGGTCTTTTACCCGGCCGGCGCAGGTGCGGCCGGGCTCGACGGGCTCACCGACGCGCTCCAAGCGGCCTTGTACCCGGGGCGCGTGCTTACCTACAACGGGCAATCATTCACGATGTTATCCGCGTTGCGCACCGGGTTCGTTGAAGAGGCGGATTGGTCTTCGGTCGTGTTCTCGGCGCGCGGGTTCGCTTACTCTTTCTCTCCCTCATAAGCCATGAGCATTGTCTCCTCAGATCTGGTCTGCTACTGTGCGGCCTCGCGTCCCGAGGACGACGCGTCCACGTCGGGCGGGGCGATCGACACCGCGTCACAGCCGGCGCTCACGCAATTCGGGACCTCTGCGAAGGTGGCCGTGATCTCGGACGGGACCGACACCCGATCGGTCACGATCGAGGGCCGGGACGCGGGTGGCGCGATTCAAACGGAGAGCGTCACGCTCAACGGAACCTCGGAAGTCCTGAGTACGAACACGTACAGTCGGGTGCTCTCGATCGTCCTCGGCTCGTCGAGCGGGACGCGGACGGTCCTGGTGAAGGAGGGGAGTGGAGGGACGGTGCGCGGGACGCTCGCCCCGAACATCACCGGACTCTACATCATGTTCCGGAAGTCGGCGTCCGCGGGCACGACGCAGGTGCGCTACGAGAAGCTGTTCTGGCAGAATAACAACGGGAGCTTGTCGCTCACGTCGGCGCAGATGACGCTGACGACGGACGCGGCCTCCGACATCCAGATCGGGTGCGATGTTGCGCTGAACTCGTCGGCGTCCGTGGCCAATCGGCTCACCGCGCCGAGCAGCGTGGTGTTCGTCGGCGATAACGTTGCGCAAGGTATTCCGAGCTCGGGGGTACTGGCAGCGGCTTCGAAGGTCGGGGTCTGGATTCAAGAGACCTTGGCGGCGAATGCGTCGGCGCTGACCTCGACCTTCACCACTCAACTCGCGGGGCAGACCGTATGACGCGGACCGAAGCAGAGGCACAGATCCGGCAGATTCCGCGCCGGTGCCGGGGGGCGCTCCCCGAAGCGGAACGGGCGAAAGTGGCGGACGCGCTCCGCGCCGGCGACCTCGCCGCGGCACGCCTCGCCGATGCGAAGGGCCGTCCCGGGTGTGGTCACGACTTCAACGACGTCGTGTGTGCAGGCCCGTTGGACGGGAAGATGCACTCGTATACGTGCCCGGACTGCGGGCTCTCCGCGACGTACACGGCGCCGTTGTACGTGCTGGAGGAAGAGGCTCCGGTCGCCGCGGAGAACTGAGCCATGGGCCAATACGAAGCACCTACCCCCGCGGTCGCTCTGGCGGCGACTACCGCGAAGACGGTCTTGTACGTAAAGGCGGGGGCGAACATCGGCATCGAGCTGGACGAGTGGTGGGTGGAGTTCGATGGGGTGACGGCGGGGAACGTTCCCGTCGAAGTCGAGCTCTTGCGATTCACGTCGGATTGCACCACGACGTCGTTGACCCCGAAGTCGCGGGGGACGATTCTGGAGGGCGATACGGCCTATTGTACGGCCGGGTACAATTCGTCGGCGGACGGATCGGCGGGGGACGTGCTCTATCGGCACAATGTCCCGCCCACGTCCGGGAAGCACGTAATGTTCCCGCTCGGGAAGGAGATTCAAATTGGCAAAGGCGAGCGGTTCGGGATTCGGTGTACGGCGCCGAATAACGTGAACTGCTACGCCGGGTTCGGGATCGTCGAATGACGCTCGCGGACCTGATCGCGGCGACGTCGGCCGCGGCGACTGCCTACGCGGCCGGGGACGACGCGGGAACGGCCGCGGCATTGAACGCGAAGAGCACGGCAATTGTGTCTCCCGCACAGTTGTCCGTGGGCGGGGTGCTCGGGGTGCTCTCGACCGCAGCGCAGGCGTCGTTGTGGACGAACCCAAATGCGGCCACTATTCGCAACGATATTCGGGGCCAGGATCGAGAAGCGGTTGGCTTGTGGGCGTCGGTGGCGCGTGCGGCGGGTGCGATTACGGCGGACGAGGAGTCGGCGGTGATGGCGCAGCTCGCGGCCACGACGTCCACGCCGGCGTCTCCGGCGGAGGTGGCCTTCGGCGTCGGGACGGTGGTGACGGCGGCACAGGTAACGGCGCTTCGACCGCTCCCCGTGGTGGCGTCGATCACGGTGAGCTTGCCCGAGGACACGCTCGCCGTGGGCGCGAGTATGCAAGCGACCGCCGTGTGTAAAGATGCGGCCGGAAATGTGTTGGCGGCCGAGGTGAGTTGGGGAACGAGCAACGGCACCGTCCTCGGGGTCTATGGCGACGGAATGGTGGTCGGGAATGAGATCGGCAGCGCACAGGTGGTAGCTGTTGTGTTTTCGCTGAGCAGGGTCGTGTCGGGGAGCGCGTCGGTCAGCGTAGCCAAGGGGGGAGCGTAAAGGTGCGGACACAGGTTGCGACGATCACGGCGACGTTGTAGATGGCGATCACGCTCGTCAATCATGTGAGCGCCGAGGGCGGTCAGAATAGCACGACCACTGGAGCCGCCAATTTTCTCACCTCGGCGCTCCTCGCGCTTGTCATGTCATGGTACGATGCCGCCACGGAGCCCACGGTGAGCGACAGTTCCTCGAACACATGGACACCAGGGACCGCCTATCACTATCCAGGAGACAATCGCTGGATTCGAATGTATTACGTCGCGTCTCCCACGGTGTCGTCTTCTCAAACCTTTTCGGCAACTGGAACGAACGGCTATGCTCCAATCGCTGTCGTCGGGTTTGCTGGGACTGCCCTGTCCTCTCCGCTCGACGCGGAAAACGGCGCTTCGACGTTCGGAGCTTCCCTAAACACCGGGTCAGTAACACCATCTACAAACGGCCAAGTCCTAATCACGGGATGCGCGAACAGCGGAACGATCGCGACGATTGGATCGTCGTTCAACCTTGTCGAGAACCAGTCGAAAGCCGCAACATACGGATTGGCTCTCGCCTACAAGATTCAGACGACAGCCGGGGCGGAGAATCCGCTCTGGACACCGACGGCTAGCGTGGCGCTTCTCGCCGACATTGCGACGTTCAAGGCGGCCTCCGGCGGTGGTGGCACGAACGCCCCGGCCGAAAGCAAGGTACAGCAACAGGCGGTGAATCGGGCCTCGCGCTGGCACCACCGGTTCCCCGACCCAGCGGCCCGGTATCTGCGGGAACGGGAGCGGGAGCGACAGAAGTTTCTGCGTCGAGTTGCCCGGGCAGCCTAGTCTATGGCGCGACTTGGGCGTGGGTTTCCGATCCAGCCGAAACGGACCCAAGTTCACGGGGCCGTTTTTGTATCCGCGGCGCAGGGAACGGCGTATGAGTCGTTAGCGCTCGCCTCCGCGAGCCGAGGGGCGGCCTACGAGTCGCTCGCCGCGCTCGCGTCGACCCGAGCCACGGCCTATGAGTCGCTCGCGGCGCTCGCCGCGACGCAGGGCACCGCCTATGAGTCGCTCGCCCTCGCCCTCGCGGCGCGTGCCACGGCATACGAGTCTCTGGCGCTCGCGCTTCAATCGGGGCTCGCGGCCTATGAGTCGCTCGCGCAAGCGGTTCAGTCCGGACTCGTGGCGTATGAATCGCTCAGTATTACCCAGCAAGCGCAGCTCACGGCGTATGAAGTGCTGGGCCCGGCTACGAGTCCCGTGTCGGCGTCGGCGCTCGTGGCCTACGAGTCGCTCGCGCTCGCGGCGCATACGCTCCTCTCGGCGTACGAATCCCTAGGGACGGTGAGCCGAAGCCAGGCGGTCGCTGACGAGTCCTTGGGGCCGGTGGTGGCGACCCGGGGCGTGGCAGACGAATCCTTGGCGAGCGCCGTCCAGTCGCTCCTCACGGCGTATGAGTCCCTCGCTCCGGTCCAACAGAGCCGACTCGCGGCCTTCGAGGCGCTCGCCCTCGCGCAGCAGAGTCGCCTTACCGCGTACGAGGCGTTGGGCGTGCCGACGTTCCCCGTGTCGGCGACACAGCTCACTGCATTCGAAGCGTTGGGGTGGGTGGCCGCCGTGCTGCAGATCCCGTACGAAATTCTCAGCGCATCGCAAACGGCCGCGTGGTTCCATCGGGGGATTCGGTCGGCCTTGCGGCAGGAGCTCCTCTCCTTGGTGAAGGCGCAAACCGCCGCAGTTCCGTTGACCCTCACGGTGGTGAATGCGGCGTCGGTGCTGGTCGCCCGGACGGACGGTGGTTCGTTCGTGGACGACGGCTTCGCGGCCGGGGACGAGCTCACCGCGGCAGGATGGAATGTGGCGGGCTATAATGCGAACTGGTTTGTGATCGCGCTCACGGACGAGTCGCTCTTGCTCGCGATTCCGTTCGGAGGGGCCGCGCCCACGACCTCGGACGCAGCCACCGTCACGCTCACGGCCGGCCTTCCGAGCGCACAAGCCGACGAGAACATCACCTTTACCACGACGCCCGGGCAGTGCTGGTTCCGGGAGGACTATCGCGCCGGCCCGACTCAGCGTCAGAGCATGGGCCCGTTTGCGCGGGTGCGATTGGACTTTCAATACGCCGTGACGGTGGCCTATCCGGCCGGGAGCGGGGCGCTCGGGATCGACGGGATGGGGGACGCGCTCCGGCAGTTGCTGTCCGTGGGACGCGAGCTATCCTACAACGGGCAGTCGCTCACTATTCTCCAGGCGTCTCGGCAAGGATTTGCGCAGGATGCGGACTGGGTCTCGATGCGGTTCACGGTTCGGGGCTTCGCCTACACTTTCACTTCTTAAGGATCACGGATGAGCAACTCCAATCGTACACAAGTCGGCATCGTGGAAGAGACGGGGGGCCTGGGCGTCATTCCGACGAATCCGGTGTTCGAGATTTTGCGTGTGACGGGCTCGGGGCTCGCGTACACCAAGACCACGGCCACGTCGAAAGAGCTTCGCGCCGATCGGCGCGTCACCGATGTCATTACGATGGGGTTCGAGGCGGGGGGCGACATCCCGCAAGAAGCCTCGTACGGGGCGTGTGACACCGTGCTGCGCGGAACGTTGATGTCGGAGTGGGTGTGGGCCTCGGTGCGGCGGAACACGGCCGCGCAGACCGCGAACATTAGCGCCGTCTCGTCGACCGCGATCACGTGTGCCGCGAGCGCGGGGACGGTCGACGTGACCGGGGCGTTCAAGCAGTACATGCTGATCGCGTGCAGCGGATTCGCCGCGGCGGGGAACAATCGGACCGTGGTGGCGGGCTCGGCGTCTTCGGCCACGAGCATCGTAATCACGAGCGGCGTAACGGACGCGAGCCCGCAAATTGGGGCCCGGGTGAAGCAGATCGGGTTCCAGGGACCGTCCGGGGATCTCGTCGCGGTGGCCGGGGGCCTCGGGACGCAGGGGCTCACCAGCACCACCCTCGACTTCACCACGATGAACTTGGCCGCCGGGATGTGGGTCTATGTCGGGGGGCCGACGTCCGGGGTGGCGTTCGCCACGGCCGGAACCAAGGGCTTCTGTCGGATTCTGTCGGTCGCCGCGCACACGCTCTTGTTCGATGTCGTCCCGCCCAATTGGGCCGCGGACGCGGGCGCGAGCAAGACGGTGAATGTGTACGTCGGCGACTATCTCCGGGAAGGGACGACTCGCCGCAGCTACACGATCGAGCTCCAGTACCAGGATCTCGCGGTTCCCGAGTTCGAGTACTACTCGGGAATGGTGCCGACGTCCTTGGCCCTCACGGCGCAAGCGAAAACCGTCTTGGGGGTGAAGACGACGTTTATGGGCGTTACGGCCGCCGACAGCACGACGCAAGCGTCCGGGGCCACCTACACGGCCGCGCCCACGAACGACATCATGACGGGGGCCAGCAACGTCGGGTTCGTGTACGAGGGGGGCGCACCGACTCCCGGCGCCAATTTCGTCCTGGGCGCGGACTTGACGATCACGAACAACTTGCGCCGGAACATCGCGCTCGGAAGTCTCGCCACGGTCGACATCGGGGTGGGGCAGCTCCTCGTGTCCGGCGAACTCAATATGTACTACGGGTCGAATGCGATTCTGACCCAGATTCGGAACAGTACCGCGTCGGGCTACGCGGTTCAGTTCATGGACAATAACGGGACGCAGGCACTCTTGCTCGATTGCCCGAAGATCAAGTTCAACGACGGAAACCCGACCGTGCCCGGGATCGACACGGATCGGATGCTGGCCGCGAGGTTCGACGCGATTATGCATCCGACCTTGGGCTATACCATTCACGCCCAGCGCTTCGAAGCGTTCAACGTTTAACCGAACCCCACGACTATGGCGAAGAAAGGAGTACGGAGTGCGTACGCCACGACGCCCGCGGCAGCGGCCGAGGGCGTGTGGCAGGATTTGAAGAACGGCATCCGGGTTCGGGTGCGCTATGAGCAAAGCGTGCCCGTTCAGGAGACGGCGCGGCTTTTAGACAAGAAGTACCGGTCCATTCTCCTTACGGAGGGGGGCTTACCCCCCGAGATTCAGCTCAAGCGCGATGCCGAGCTGTGTGCGACGGCGATCCTGACCGATTGGGAGGGGGTGACCGAGGACGACGGGACCGTGATTCCGTTTTCCCCGGCTAAGGCGCGCGAGCTCTTTCTCGACCCCACGTTGGGCGATTTTCTCCGGGACGTGATCTATGCGTCTCGGGTGAGCGAGAACTTTCGGGCCGCGGAGCAGGCCGCTCTGTCGGGAAACTCACCAGCGCTCTCCGAAGCGCCCTCCGTCTAAAGGGGCAATCCGCCGCGGTGCGGGCCGCGGCAGCCGAGAAAGGGGTCGCGTTGCCGGGATCGGTCGGAGCCGTCCCGGACGTGAGCCCGGTAGCGCTTCCGTATTGGCGCGCGTTCGAAATGGTGTCGAGTCGACGGCCCTGGATTGCGGGACCGGGGGGTATCGCCCCGCACGCGATCGCGGTGAGCGAGATTCGGGCGGTAGCCCCGTTATGGGGATTCGAGGACCGGGACCGGGAGTTTGTTGAAGTGTTGCTCGACATGGACGCCACGTACCTCTCTGCCTATTTCGATGCCCGACAGCAGCGATAACCAGGTTCAGCTTACCCTCGGCTTCGACACCACCGATATTGCGGCGGGCGGCAAGGTCTATGTAGAGACGGGCGCGAAGATTCAGGCCGCGGCCACTCAGATGGCGACCACGCACACCAAGGCGTGGTCGCAGATGACGAAAGAGGAGCTGCTCGCGCTCCAGGAGCAGGATCGTGCCGCCGCGGCAGCGCTCGCCCAGCGGAACGCGCAGCGGGAAGCGGATTGGCAAGCGACGCAGGCCGCGAACGCGCAGAAACTACAACAAGCGCGGTTGCTCTCCGGACAGCTCGCGCAAGAGTATTTGAAACAACTCCAAGCGGAGTTTAAGGCGGAGCAGCAAGCGATTTCGACCGCGGTGGAAGGCGGGTTGATTTCGAAGTCGGCCGCGCGGGACGCGGCGCGCGCGAACGCCGAGGCCTATAACACCGAGCTCCGGACCGCTATGGCGGAGTCTGGAGGGTTGTTCCAATCCATTGCCGACCCGGCCAAGCAGCAGGCCGCGCTCGCCGCGGCGAGCGGGTCGTTGCAAAGCATCAATTCGTCGTCGAACGCGGCGAGTCTCGGGTTGTCTCGGCTGCGGTACTCGTTGTCGAGCGTAGCGGCGACGGCGACCGGACTTCCGCCGGTGCTCGGCCGAGTAGCGGGGACGATCGGGGTACTGGGATTCGGGATGACGACCATGATTGCGTTGCTCGCGGCCGTGATCGCCGTGGGCGAAGCGTTCAAGTATATGTCGGCGCCCCAAGAGAACGCGACCAAGGACGCCGAGAAATACACCGAGGTTGCGAAGGCACAACAGCAAGGATTGCTAGAGCTGAAGGACGCGCTGGGCGCGTTGGCGTCGCCGGAGCTGAAGATGACGCAGCCCACGAACGAGCTCCAGAAGCTTCAGGACGAGATCAAGAAGACGCGGGATTTGATGGAGTCGTCCGGAGTCCGGAACACGTTGAGCGAGTTCTGGGAGTTCTTAAAAAGTCCGATCGGGGGGAAGGCGGGGGACGACACCTTCACCCTTCGAAATACGGTGGCGCAGCTCGGGGACGAGGTGAAGAAGGGGACGTTGAGCTTGCAGGACTACATCGACGACTTACAGCAGCTCGGGTCGACCGGTGGTCCGGCGGTGCAGAAGCTCACGTCGCAATTTATCACCCAGGCGGAAACGGTCCAGGGGCTCATCGAGAAAATGGCCGTGCTCCGGGCGCAGAATGACCAGGCGGAAGCGACCCGGCAGGAGCAGACTCGGAAGTATGGGTCGTCCGCCTTCGCGGCCACGGGCCTGCAGTTATCCGACACGCGGGCGCAGACACAAGCAGTCTCGGCCGGGGGTCCCGAGGCATTGAAGGCGGTTCAGGATCAACAGAAGGCGGTAAAGGACGCGACGGAGGCGTGGAGTAAGTATGTCGAGACCGTGGAAGGGAGCCAAGCGACCTTCGACGGACGCAACGTCTCGACTTACACGTTCAACGAGGCGCTGAAGGCGGGCATCCCGATGGCGCAGACGTTGCTCCAGCAAACAGAGCAACTCGCCAAGGCGCTCGACGACCTCGCCGCGGCTCAGGATCGAGACCGGAAGCAGTACGAGCGCTTTACGCAATCTTGGGCGGTGTTCGCCGGGAACGCGCGCGGGTCGCAGATGGAGTTACTGGAGGACGAAAAAGAATTTTGGACCGAAGCGATTACGGTGCTTCGGCAAGGGTCGGACGAGTACAACCAGGTCCTGGCCCGGCTGAGCGGGATCGGGAAAGAGGAGCAAACCCAGAAGGACGATGCCGCGAAGACGATTCACGAGCGTGCGCAGCAGGTCCGCGAAGCCGTGAACAAGTTCATGACCGAGCAGTCGAACCAGTTTTTGGCCGGCATCGAGGCGCAGAACCAGGGCGCGGAGCAAGCGGAGAAGGATCGGGAAGCGGTCGAGAACAAGTGGCTCAAGTTCTTGGAGGAGCTCGACCAGGCCGAAGACCAGATGGCCGAGGATCGGAAGAAGCGGTGGCAGCAAGAAGAAGCCGCGGCCGAGCAGCACGTGCAGTTGCTCATTCAGATTTTCTCGGCGACGGGTCGGAATCGCTCGAACAACACGGGTGGGTGGTTGTCGATCGGGTCGAGTGTTGCCAATTCGCTCGGGAACGCGGCCACGACCGGAAGCGGCCTACAGCAAGGGGCGTATGCCGCGGGCGCGGGCTTGAGTGCGTTGTCGAACATTTACAACTACGGGGAGTCGGTGGGTGCGTCCGGGGGGTCGGCCGCGCGGGCCGGCCTCGGGGGCGCGGCCTCGGGAGCCGCGGCCGGCGCGGAAATTGGGTCGGTGATCCCGGGACTCGGCACCGGGGTGGGTGCGGCGATCGGCGCGATTGCGGGATTCACGACCTCGCTGCTCGGCGCGAAGAAGGCGAGCGAGCAATTTGCGATCCAGCTCCAGGATAACCTGGACAAGATTGCGTCGAGCTTGGCGAGTTACCAAGCGTCGATTACCCACAGCGTGGCGGACGAAAAAGCGGCGGCACTCCTCAGCGCCAAGGTGCAGTACGAGCAGCTCGTTGCCACGATCGAGAGCACCGAAGCCGGGAAGAAGCTGGAGGCGCAACGCAACGCCGACCTCGCCGAGGCGAACACATTGTACAACGAGCAAACGACCGCGATTCAAAACAACATTGCGGCGCTCATGGTCTCAACCGAGACGTTCTTGGGGCTCCCGGCCGATTGGAGCGCGATGCTAGAGAAATACAATGCGCTGACCGGGAATCCTCCCGCGCTCGTGGTGGGAACCCCCACGGGGGGCGGAGACACGGGCACGGGGGGAAGTGGTGGCGGGGACGGGGGGAAAGGGAACGGCAACCCGACCTCGGATAGCGCGAACCCGGCGAGCGCCACGATTATTCTCCAGGTCGGGTCGACGGAGATTGCTCGCGCCGTGCTGACCGGGCTCGGCACCTTAGCCACGAACAACGGGCTCAGCTCCACGCAGTGGACGGAGTTGATCCCGCAGACGGTATGAGTCTCTTCACGATCAACGGCACCACGGTGCCGATCGACAATACGAGCGGCGCCGTGAAGAAGGCCCCGGAGCAAGGGGGCTCCGACTCGCGGGCGTATGCGGGAAATCTGCGTAGCACACGGCGGTGGCAAAAGCGCGTGTGGCAGATCACGACGATGCCGATCGAGGACGCGCTCGCCACCACGATCGAAGGGCTGATTGCGCTCGGCGCAGTGGTGACGTGCGGAGGGACGGCGCTGACCGGCTCTGGGGGCGGAACCATTTTGTGCATCTGTGCGTACACGGATTCGCCGGCGTACCTGAATCAGGATACCGGAGACGGCCTCGGGTTTCAGCGGCAGCTCACCATCACGGTCCGCGAAGTCTAGCCATGCGAACGATTACAATCGCCGAACGCGCGTTGCTCGGCGGGCTGGCCGAGCGCGTGGCGGCCTACGGTTCGGCCGGAATCGCCGCGACGTCGGCCTTCGCGCTCGGCGCGGCGACGGGTATCCCCCTCATCGTGAACGGGCAGCAGGGCACGTTGCCCGTCAACACAAGCTGGGCCGGCGGGGTGTGGGAGCCGCTCGGAAATAATCCGCTCGCGGCCGGGCAGTGGGCGATTGCGGTCCTCGGCTATAGCGCGCTCGGCCCGGTCGCATTATGGGCGGGCGTACCCGGTGCGCCGGTTCCCGGAGGATTCGCGACGGAAGCCGCGGCGAAGCGTTGGCTGAACTACCTCGCGATCCAGCTCGCGGGCGGAGTGTATCTCGGCGGCACCCCCGCGGGGAGTGGCCCGGTTGGTGCGCAACCGCCCGCTCCTGCAACGAACGGAGCGGCCCCTGTGTGTTACCTCACGGTCCAGGCGTCGGGGGGCGCCTCGTGGACGCCGGGCACCGATGCGTGGGCCGGGTGGAGCGGGGGCACGCCCGCCGCGGCCACGAACTTGTACAATGATCCGACGTTGGCCGGGTACTGGGCCGTCTCGGGGATCAACCACCACCTCCGGGTCGAGATTCAGAACAACGACGGGTCCTGGATCGATGTGTCGGCGTGGGTCGAAAATGGCACGTCGTGGGGCGAGTCCGCGAATCAAGCATGCTGGGACGCGACGGTGATGCTTCGGAGAGACGGACTCGCGCCCACGGCCCAGTCGCTCGTGCCGCTCGTGGCGAGTAGCCCGTGGAACGTGGACAATTCGGGGCAGTATGCCCCGTTGCTCAACCCCGGGTCCCTTATCCGGTTCAGTACGGCCATCGTGCCGAAGGGCGTGACCCCGACCCAGGACCCGGGGTTCGCGCGGGGAGCGACCGACACGCAAGTGGTAAACACGGTGCCTGGTCCGTTCTGTGATCCGAGCCGCTGGGTCTCGGTCCCTGCCTCGGGAACGATCCCGGCCAACACGCCCTTCGGGATTGGCACGGGAACGATCGTGGGTGGGCATTGGGCGGTGTGGATCTTAGTCACGGACGGGACCGTGTATTCGTCGTACTTCGACGGCACGAGCGGAACGACACACAGCGGCGGGTTCGCGACGGAGGAGCTGGCACGCGCGGCCGTGGCCGGACTCCTCGCGGCGAACGGGGCGAGCTACACGGTGCTCGCCGTAATGACGGTGCAGGCGTCGGGGGCCGGGTGGACCGCGGGGACGGACGCGCTCGCGGGCGGGAGCTCCGGGAATCCCGCGCTCGCGACCAACTTTTACTTCACGCCTACGTACTGCGGCTGGAAGGACGTGTTTCAGGGGGTGATCGATTCGGTGGCGTGGGCGACGTCGCCGATTCAGGTGAAGTGTCGGGATCTCTCGGCGTGGATTGCGGATGCGACGATCGAAACTCCGGTCCAGTACGCGAACCCCGGTCCCGTTCCGATTGAAACGGTGATGGCGGAGGTGTTGGGGAATACCCCGGTCCGGGGGACGCCGACCTTGTACACGCCGGTCTCGCCCGCCTGGAACATCTACAACGCGACCGGGGCGACGCAGCCGAACGACAAAAGCGTGCTCGACGCGCTGCAAAACGACTGGGCGGCGACGATCGGCTGGTTGTGTCGGTACCGGTACGACCCACTGGACAATTTCCAACTCACATTCTACAATCCTGGGCGTACGAGCGTGGTGCCTGTGCTCGATACGTTCGGCCCCACCGAGTACCGGGACATCACGGACGCGACGTTGTCGTACGCGAATACGCGCAATTCCTGGTGGGGAAGCTACTATGACAACAACGGGGTGCAGGGCTTCTGCTCCTCCCCACCCATTGCCGACTGGATCACGAGCCCGACACCGAGCCAGCTTCAATTCGGCATCCGGTTCGCCGGGGTGGAGGAGCCGGCCGTCTCGCTCATTAAGGACCCCGTCACGCTTCAGGCGCTCCTCGACGCGGCGCGGGCGGACACGGAGTTTCCCTTCTTGTCCCATACGATGGCCACGGCGTACGCGTGGCATGTTCAACTGCAGGACGGCGTAGAGTTCCGGGCGAACGGGGACCACTACGACCAGGATCAAATTCTCGCCGTGGTGCAGTATCGCCACACGGTCGGAGACGATGGGATCGTCACCACGATCGGGTGTAACGGCTACCCGGTCGGGTCCTACGCGAATTGGCTGAAGCGCGCGAACGCGAGCCGGGCCGCGAACAGCACCCCGATCGACCTGACGGGGGTGACGATTTCTCCGGGGGTGACCGGGAGCGGGCAAATGGTGGTGAACTTACCGCCCACGGCGCAAAGTGCCCTGTGGCTCGGCAGTGGCAGCGCCTTTCCGAGCCGGGATGACGTGCTGGGCGGAGGGACGGTGATCGCGGGGCCCGGACCGTTCACGATCACCACGCCCTTGTCGTTCGGGGAAACGTGGTATGTGTCCGTGATTCCGTTCAGCGGGCCGAGCGGAACCGGGATCGCTGGACCGCTCACGCAAGCGATCGCCGGGTTCCCGACGTACAGCAACGCGAAGACGATCAGCTATTCACCTCAAGGCTGGTTGCAAGGGCTGGATCACCCCCCGTCCGCTGTGTTTTATTTCGATCCGACAGACGGAAGCTGGAGGAATCCGGCCGAGTTCTCCAGTGACAGCGACACGTTCTTTCAAAGCCTACCCATATTTCCGCCCGGCGTGACGCTCGACGTTGTGGGGGTAGACGTGTACTCAAACACCATCGCCTCCCCAGAATTTGAAATTTATCTGTGGCGGGTGGTGGCTGGAACCGCGGCGGTGCTCGTGGGGAGTGGCTTTTTAACACCCGCCCCGACGGCCGGATGGGTCGTGGTGCAAACGGCGTTGTCCGAGTTGGTGGTTTCGGGCTACACGTATCTTCTCCAATTGAACGTGGTTGCAAACGACACGCCGACGGGCCCAGTGGACGGAGCCCTTCGCTTTAGTGCGGCGCACATTGAGTACACCCCCGCCTTCCCAGACCAAACCTTGTAACATGGACACTTCTCCTCTCTCGCCGGCCGTCACCGCGTTGCTCGCGGAACACACCGCCCCGTCCGTCGTCGCGTACCCCGCGGCCGTGACCCAGCTCGCCGGGCTCGTGGCCACGGCGGCCAAGATCCACCAGCAAAATGCCGTGGTCCGGGGCCACGTCCTCGCGGCACAAGGCGACCCGGCGCTGGCCGGGAAGACCGAAGTGCTTCACGGGTTGCTCGACCGGAACGACAAAGCGGCGAGCGCGCTTATCGTAGGCTTTCGCCAGCTCGCGTTGGCGAGTGAGTCGTTACACCAGCAACTCGGGCAGTTGCTGAAACCCGCACCCGTGCCGCCGAAGCCGTGACCGCGCTCTTTCTCCCGGATCGAGTTCAAGAGAACGCCGCTAATATCGGCAACAGCTCTCCGATCACGCTGACCGGGGCGACCGCGCCGAATCGGACGACGTTCGCGAACGCGGGCGCGGACGGGAAGACCGTGCCCTACAGCATCGAACACCCGGTCACGGCGCAATGGGAGAACGGATACGGGCTGTACACCTCCAGCACAAAAACCCTGACCCGGGTCGCTGTCCTCTCCAATTCCTCGGGGACCACGAGCCTCATCAATTTTTCGGCCGGGACCGTGGTGGTAAGCGCCACGTTGTCGGGGAAGCTCACCCCGACGTTGAACACGGACGGATCGTTCCCGGTGACCGGAAAGATCACGGTGACGGCCGACGCGGAAGCGATCCGGGCACAAGCCGCAACATCTACGGCGCGGGTCTTCGCCACGTTCGCGAACGGAACGGGGAACTTGACCGTGGGTGTGGAGAGCAGCACTGGAGGTGCCATCTTCTCCGGCGCCACGCCGTACTCCTCCGTGATCGGCAATAGCGTGGCCGCGCCCCTCTACGTCTATACGAACGGATCGATGGCAATCAAGGTCGCCACGGATCAAACGCTCGTTCTCCCCGCCTATGGATCTGGCGGCGGGGCCGTTTCGGAGGGCCCTACGGATTCAGGTGGCAGCGGATATAGGATGCTCCGGGTGCCGAACTGATGCGCCCCTCATTGCTGTGTCTCGCGCTGGTCGCTGCGGTCGCGCCGGTTCATGCGCAGGCGATTCGATTCGAACAGCCTCCGCCGAACTGTCGTCTGCTTGAGAAATCCTGCCATGCTCGCCCCATGAAACACACGACCCTCGAAGCCCGCGCCGCGGCGCAAGGTCTCGTTCCCGCGCCCGGGCAAACCCTCCTCACGTACCGGGACGCGCTCACCCACGAGCGCGCGTTACAGGCGCTCGGCGCACGAGGCTTACCGAAGGGCGGTGCGTCGTCCGTCTCCGCGCATCGGCGCGCGCTGAAACCTTTTCTCGACGATTTCGCCGAGGAACAGAACCAGATCACGCTGCGCCATACGCCGGTGCTGCCGCCCGGGACCGCGCTGCCCGAGGGCGCGGCCGTCGAGTATGTGGACCCGCTCGGCATGATGGCGGAGCGGACCGCGTTGGAGTGGATGGTGTTTGCGGTTACCCTCCCTCCTCCGCTCACGGCCGCGAATCTGCCGAAGAACGACAAGGCCCACCCGAACGCGGAAGACGGCCTGGAGAATCTGAAGCACGAGCTCGGCCCGCTCTACGCGGAGGACGACGCGTGACGCGGGCCCTCGTGCTCGGACTGTGGGTGCTTGCGGCTCCGCTCGCGGCGCAGGGGTTAAAGATCACGCAGCCTGCGCCCGACTGCGCGCTGGCGCGAAAAACGTTCGATAATCCGTTCAGTGATTCGAAAGGCTGGGTCATGCGCCGGTACGAGTGGCACACGTTCTACGTCTCGCTTTCGGGAGTGACGGCGCTCGCCCTCCGGCACGCCCCGTTCGCCCCGAGCTGGCTCCGCGGGCGAATCGGGTCCGGCGCCGTCACCGCGGTCGGGCTCGGGATCGTCCCGCACGTGCGCTCGGTCCTAATCCAGCGACGATACCCGATTGATCCGCTCGATCTTGCGTTCGACTTGTGGGATAAGAGCGGTACGCTCGTGGGCGGACTCGGCGCCTCGGGCGCAACCTGGCAAAGTCGGACCCTCGCGGCCACCACCTGGGCCGGAGGCTACCTCGCGCTCATGTGCTACGCATCCCCATGACCCTTCCCCGACTCTCCAAAATGGCACTTCCGGTCCCTCCCGAGGGGCACGAGGATCTGGTCAAGTATCTGACCGGGTGGGCAAAGCGGTTCATCGTGCTCATCACCTTCCTCTCCCTCATCGTCTCGGGGTTCGCCTTGTTCGGGTTCCACGGCCCACAGCTCGACTCGCGGCTGACGGTGGTGGAGGATTCGATCCAAGCGCACTCCGCGCTCTTATCCGATCTCAAGCGCCTCGTCAACGCGAACGTCTACATTTCCTGTCAGACGCTCTCCTTGATGCAAAGCTCGGCGATCCAAAAAGAGCCCACTCTCACTCCACAAGAGTGTAAGTAACCCGTAGATTTCCCGGTCGTCCTTCACCCGTTTCCCGGAGCGCGCGTATGCGGTGGTTTCTTCTGTTGGGTTCGCTCGTCGTCGGCCTCACGGTCAGTCTCCCGCTCGCGGCGCGGGACCATGTGCTGGAGGGACAAACGCCCGTCGCGAGCAGTACGGCCGTCGTGGCGCCTTCCGTCCCGGCGAAGGCGCCCGCGGAGTCGCCCCTTATCCATTATCTCGCGCTCGTGCTCGGGATCGCCGGCACGTTTCTCATCGGCCACCTCACCGTCCCGATCGGCAAGGTGTTGCTAAACCTGAATACGTGGGTGGACCACCTGCCCGACCTGGTGAAACGGCTTCTTATCGCGGTCATCGCTGCGGCCTTAACGGCGCTCGGCGTCGCGCTCACACAGTTCGCGCCCGCGGGCTTCCAGGTGCCTACCGACTTGACGAGTTTATCGAGCCCCACGGTCCTCGCCACGTTGCTCGCGACCCTCGTGGCCTTTGTGAAGCACCTCGACGACGCATCTTCGGGCACGTCCTCGTGAGCGGGTTCCGCGCTACGAGTGGGACGATTGCGGCGGTGGTCCTCGCCGCAATCGTTGCGCTCGGCCTCTACGCCGGCTACCGGTACTACACACGAACGAACGCCCTCGTCCAGGATCGCCTCCAGCTCGCCGCGGACTCGACGCGGCGGGTGCTCGATAGCGTGGCACAAACGGCCGCTACGGCGGCGCAAATTCAGTCCCGGGTCCTCGCCCAGGCTCGGACTCAGGCCGCCCGGTCGGCCGCACTGGCCCAATTTGCGGCGGACAGCCTCCTCGCCCAGTTGCGTCGGCAGCAGTCGCTCGTCGACTCGTTGCGTCGGGTCCCGGCCGATACGGCCTACGTCCGCACGGTCGAAACGATCTCGATCGACACGGCCGTGGCCGCGGTCCACGGCCAATGGCTCCGGGACAGTCTCGCCCTCGCGGGGAAGGATACCGTGATCGCCGGGCTCACTCGGCTCTCGGTCCTCGATTCGGTGCGGCTGTCGCTCGCGGTCGGGATCTCCGCGACGTGGGAAGCGAAGTACAATGCGCAAGTGAAGAAGCTCCCGCCCAAGTGGATGTCCGTCAGTCTCCGCTTCGGGGAAGTCGCGGGCATCGTCCTCCTCACCAAATGGGTCGTCAAATGAACGATACGATTGTCCGTCTTCGCGATACCGGGACCGTGTGTTTCGGCGAGTACCGGAACCCGGCTGGCGAGCGCCAGTGGTACACGATCGAGCGTCCGTGGCTGATGAACCGTGTGGGAGTCTCGTGCATCCCGCCCACGCTCGCCGCGGACGGGACGCGGCTGCGCGAGCCCTACCCGGTCGTGGACGCGACCCACCACCCCGGGACGCCGGGGGCGTACCCGTGTAAGGAAATCACGGACGTGTTCCGGCGCACGGCGATCCAGATTCACAAGGACAACGTGGTCGAAACCCTGGAGGGTTGTGTCGGGCTCGGCGAGACGGAGGGGATGGGCGTGAACCCGACGACGGGGGCCCCGGAAGCGGGAGTCTGGGACTCGGGGGACGCGTTCGCGGCGTTCCTCGCCGCGCGGCCGGGGACCTTTTTGCTCGATATTCAGGCCGCCCCCGGTATCGCCCCCGTATAAGGGAAGATTTTTCGCGTGTATGCGTGACGTGAAAAACGTGAGATTGCCTAACTGCCTAATACCGGAGTGGCCGAAGTCGTGAACTGAACGGCACTTCCAATTCAGTTAGGTCGCCAGTTAGGTCGCGACCCCTTCTAATACTACCACCAGAAAGACCTAACTGGGCGTATCAGCGAGTCCTGATACGAACTAGAAAAATAGTTGACTTGGTACTGGAAAGACCGTAGCCAAACGGGTACAGACGCCCCGGTTTCCGATTTTCTGAGCAAAAACATTCGCGCTAAAATCTCCCCCTCTACTACGGAATCCCACGACGTGACCCTGAGCTACCAGTCTCGCACCCCGGACCAGCCGTGGCAAGCGCGTGTCCGGGAACGGTCGCAAAATTGGATCGCGGGGGCGATCCTGATGGACCCGGGGATGGGGAAGACGAAAGTGGTGCTCGACACGGCCGGCGCCGCCTACGTCGCCGGGGCGATCGACACCTTGGTGGCGATCGCCCCGAACGGGGTGCACGAGGTCTGGGCTGAGGAAGCGGCGAAGCACTTGGGCATTCCGCACGTCGCGGCCGTGTACCGCTCGGGAACGGTCAACAATCCGGTCCGCGCCGCGCTCCGGGTCCGGGATCGGCTCGTGGTGATCGCGCTCAACGTGGAACTGCTCTCGACCGCGGCCGGGCTCGCCCGGTGCCGGGAGGTGATGGCCGGGCGCCGAGTCCTGCTCGTGCTCGACGAATCGCAGAAGATTCGGACCCCGGGCACGGCGCGGACGCGGAACGCGTGGCGGCTCGGCGAAGCGGCGGTGATGCGCCGGATCACGACCGGGACCGTGGTGACTCGCGGGTTCGAGAACTTGTACGCGCAGTATCGGTTCCTCCACCCGCTCATCATCGGGTGTAAGACCTACACGGAGTTTAAGGCCCGCTATTGCGTCCTGCGAGGCCCGTTCAACGAAATCGTCGGGTACCAAAACGTGGAGGACTTGCTCGCCCGGATCGGACGTCGGACCGCGTTTGCGTATGAGTCGGAAATGGGGCTCGCGGAGCCGATCGTCCGGACGCGGTACACGGCGCTGTCGGCCGAGCAGGCGCGCCTCTATCGGTCGTTGAAGGAGACGTTTCTCGCCGAGCTCCGCTCGGGGGCGGTGATCGAGGCGCCGCTCATGATCACCCGGCTCCAGAAGTTTCAGCAGCTCGTCGCCGGGCACCTCCGCGACACGGAGGGCGAGTGGCACCCGGTGCCTACGCCCCGGATCGCGGACACGGTGGACGTGGTGGCGAATGCGCCCTCGAAGACGATCGTATGGGCGCAGTGGCAACCGGACATTGTCCAGTTAAGCGTCGCCTTTACCAAGGCGGGCATCCCTCATGTGACGTATTATGGGGGAAACACCACGGCGGTCAACCGCGAGAACTTGGCCCGGTTTAAGACCGATCCCGCGGTGCATTGTTTCCTGTCGACGCAAAGTAGCGGCGGCGCGGGGCTCACGATCAACGAGGCAAAGCACACCGTCAATTTCTCCCACACGTTCAACACGGAGCACACGTGGCAGGCGCGAAAACGGAACCATCGCTTGGGGCAGGAGTCGGTGATTCAGGTGACCAATCTGGTGGCGCGCGGGACGATCGACGTGACGCTGCTCGCGTCGGAACGGAAGAAGGCCGATTTCGCCGCGCTGCTTCGGAGCCCGGACCTCGTGGCTCGATGGCTGGACGGGGACTAAGTTGATGCGTTTTCAAGACTTTGTTCGGGGACTAGCGCATTTGCGAGTTGTCGACTATCGTTCTGGAAGTTGAAACGTACCCCCCACGACGGAGAAGAACCCGATGCGCACCAAGCGAAAATGGGAGCTGATTACGGCGAATGTGAGTCGCGACCCGGACGACATCGCCGACCGTGCGGCGCAACTGCGCCAGTGTTATCGTGAAGAGGCGGGTATCCCCGGGATAGAGGTCCGTACGGTCCGCCGCGTGATGCGGGTGGCGGGTTGCGAATTCACCGTCCACGCGCTGGTCGCTCGCCGCGAGGTCGCCCGATGACGCTCGTGGCGAAGTACAAGGGGACCTGTGTTGACTGTGGCGGAGCGATTCGCCCCGGGACCCGGATCTATTGGGACGCGGAGAGTCGCGCCGTGAGCCACGAGACGTGCCCGTCGGCGGACGTGGGTCCGTTCGTGCGTCCCGCGCCCGGCGTCCCGGTGCGGGTGCTCCGCCTCCTTGCTCAAGCGGACGGTGCCCGATGACCCTCGAAGCGGTTGTCCTCACCGTCCCCTTTTGGAGCGGAGAACGAAAAGTGGTTGGCTACCGCGTCCCGGGTGTGCCCGGGCTCGCGGTCGCGAGTCTAGACCCGAATCCCCGGAAACACGAGTACGTGGTCACGCATATTGCGTCGGGGCGTTCGATCGGCCCCGCGGGGTTGTCTCGGAAAGCCGCGCTCGCGAACGGGCAGAAGCTAGCCGGGGTCGTCGATTGGACCCAACCGGCCGCGCAGCTCACCGATCCGGGGTCGCGCGGGGTCGAGCTCGCCATACGGGTTCAGGAGGCGCTTCAAACGCGGCGTCCTTGACTTTTGGCCCCGGTGCCCGTAGACCCGGACGTCCCTCTGCGTCGAGCGCGCTGTCGGCGCGTTCCGCGCCATCCCTTTACCAAAGGATTCGTTATGCTGACCAAGATTTTCGCAGACAAAGCCGCGTTCAACAGCCGGGCTGAGAGGAGGGTTAACGGCGTCAGCCAGGCATTCGCCGACACCCATCCAGACTGGGCTGAAGATCTCTGCAACGTCGGGTGTTGGAACTGCTCGGACTGCTCGGACTGCTCGGACTGCTCGGACTGCTCGGACTGCTCGGCCTGCTCGCGCTGCTCGGACTGCTCGGCCTGCTCGCGCTGCTCGGCCTGCTCGCGCTGCTCGGACTGCTCGCGCTGCTTGGGCTGCTTGGACTGCTCGGACTGCTTGGACTGCTCGGACTGCTCGGACTGCTCGGACTGCTCGGACTGCTCGGACTGCTCGGACTGCTCGGACTGCTCGCGCTGCTCGGACTGCTCGGCCTGCTCGCGCTGCTCGGACTGCTCGCGCTGCTTGGGCTGCTCGGACTGCTCGGACTGCTCGGACTGCTCGAATATCCGCTACGGCGAGAATCGGACTTCTCCAGCGTTCGAGGTGCCGGTTGTCGAGAACATTCACCAACGTGTATATGCGGCCGCATCGCAGCCCGATGCGCTGGACATGAGGCACTGGCACACATGCGACGCCACGCATTGCCGCGCGGGCTGGATCGTCGCCCTTGCTGGCGCGGACGGACGTGAACTGGAGCGCCGGACCTCGACCATGTTCGCGGCGATGCAGATTGCGAAAGCGTCGAGCCCGATCCGGATCGCGCTATCGCGTTTCTACGATGCCCACGAGGCCGCGCTGGCCGACATGAAGCGCTGCGCGGAGGAGGAAGCAGCGGCTAGCGCGCCGGAGCCACGTACTTGACTTTGGAACACAGTGCCGCTAGACTTGTCGACGCGGGGCGGAACCGCCCCGCGTCGACGCACCCCCACGACGGAGTAGGAACCCGATGCCCTCGCTGAAAGCCAACGGAAAACGGCTCAACGGCCGCGGTAGTCACTGGATCGCCACCTCGCTGCGTCTCGCGATCTACCTGCGCGATTCGTTCTTGTGTCAGTACTGCGGCCGGGATCTCCACGACGCATCGCCGCGCGAGGTGACGCTCGACCACCTCACGCCACAGTGCCGGGGCGGGACCCACGAGCCCCGAAATCTGGTCACGGCGTGCCTCTCCTGCAACTCGCGCCGCCAGCACACGCCGTGGCGTGCGTACGCCCCGGAAGGGGCCGTCGAGCGTATTCTGCGCAATCGGCGCCGGGTCCCCAACGTCCCGCTCGCGCGGGCGATCCTCCGCGGGGACGTGTCCCGGGCCGAGGCGGTCCAATGACGCGGCGGCACCTTGCGCTGTCGGGAACGTTGCGTACCGCGTGCGGGCGCCGGGTGTATCGGGCGCGCACCACGCTCGATCGCTCCGCGGTCACGTGTGCGCGGTGTCGAGGCACGCGGGCGTTTCGCGGGGTCCCGACCCCCGATCCCGTCGTGCACTTGTCGATCGGGCCACGCCACGCGGTCTGCGGGCAAACGTCGGGCGTCCATACGCCGCTTCCCGGCGACGTGACCTGCGGCCGGTGCCGCCTGTCGCGGGACTTTCCGGCGCCGCGGGATTGGTACATTTCGGTGTTCGATCGCCGGTCGAATGTGCCGGGGGACGGGACCGTCCGGCTCGCGGCGGGCCCGTACCGCGCACACGCGGACGCGCTCGCGCTCGTCTCCCGCGCGAAGACGTTGGCCGCGACCCGCGACCCCTTTAGCGTCTTCTTAGCATGGGGGACCTGCTCGCTTCCCGTGGGCACACCGATCTCCCGTGTGCTCCCGCTCACCGCCTTACTGGCTCGGCCGGAGGCCCCATGATTGTCCGAGACCAGGACGGAAGTTACTGGCGATTGTATCGGGGTGCGTTGGAGCTTCGCGCGATGACCCGGGACGAGTGGGAGGCGTGGACGGACTCTCGCTACTCACCCGCCTATTACCAGGCCTATTTGGATCGCACCACGGACACGCCTCCCGGGACGTGGGGCCGCGTAAGCTGGGACGTGACAACGCGGGTGGGATTATCGTGGCTTCAGGACACGATTGCCTGCTGCGTCGCGAACCCGGAGCCCTGCACCGATGTGGTGTGGGTTGGCCACGGGGAGTCGTTTTCCTGGCAGACGTGCCGTGAGTTGTTGCTCTACCTAGAGGGGTTCGTGGAGGGATGGATTGCGTACTATTCCGCGCGGAATCCGTACGATTGGGAAGACGTCCCGGCGCCCCCGTACCATGTGCTCCGAGACGCGGCCCTCCTCGGATGGGTCGACGTCCCGGCGCACGTCGCGCAGGCGCTCGCGTTATGGTATGTCGGATACGAGCTTCGGAAACGCAAAGTGGCGACGGGGTTCTGGGTGGTGTCGCTATGACCGAGGCGGAAATGCGTGCGCTCCAGCCCGGGGACTTTGTCACAAACACGTTCACCGATTGCGAGGGATGGGTGTCGGTGCATACGCCGGCCGGGATCTGGGTTGAGTGGCTCGGAGTGTGTGGAGCGCCCCGCTTCTACCGGTACACGAACGGCCGCGATTTACGCCGGGACCCGATACCCGAGTGAGGACGACGATGCCGCAGCGAATATCTCGACAAGCCCAGGTTCTAATTCAACACGTGGTGGATACGACGGTGAACGTCGACGAGGCGCGGACCCGGTTCCATGTGAGCCGCTGGCCAAGTATTGGGCGAGACGAGAACCACACCTACGAGGAGCTTTTGGATTGTGAACGGGAGCAGCGCGCCGCGCTGCGGGCGCTTCGGGTCTATGTGCGGGACCTCGAAAACTCGTTGGGAGCGCACAGATGACGCCGCGAGCGAGCGTGCCCGTGGCTCGATGGCTGTTCGGGGACTAGCGCATTTGCGGGTTGTCGACTATCCCTTCCGGGAGTTGAAACGTACCCCCACGACGGAGAAGAACCCGAATGTTTGACTCTCTTGAAGAAGCCGAGCGGGTCCACGAGTACAACGCCCAGTTCGGCGACCCGCGCCGGTGCCCTGTGCACGGCGTTGTGATTTCCTCCCCGGACGGAATGTTTGATGCGCTCTGTAACTTTTGCGAGGCGGAAGGGGACGCGGCCGAATGGGAGGCACCCCAATGGGAGGCACCCCAATGGGAGGCACCCCAATGACCGCCGCCACGCGTTGGTCCCCGATGCAGGAGGCCGTGTTCTCGTGGGCGACCACGGGCCACGGCTCGGCCATCGTCGAAGCGGTTGCCGGCTCCGGAAAAACCACTACGCTGGTTGAGCTGGTGCGCCGGGTCGCTGGGCCGGGTCGGTCCCTTGCGTTCGTCGCCTATAACAAGGCAATCGCCGCCGAGATCACGACCCGGGTGGCAGGGTTGCCCGGCGTCCGCGCGTCGACCTTTCACGCGCTCGGCTATGGGGCGTGGATGAAGGCGAACCCCGGGTGCCGGATCGAGGACCGGAAGGTCAAGAATCTTCTCGCGACTCCGGCGCTCGGCGTCCCGGAGCCGTACCACGAGTTCGTCGCGGAGCTCGTGTCCCTCGCGAAGGGGCACGCGCTCGGCGTGCTTTCCCCACTGGATTCGCTCGACGCCTGGTACGCGTTGGTGGAGCACCACGAGCTCGAAGAGCTGCTCTCCGACACGAGCCCGACGGACGCGACCCTCGGCGCCGTCGTCGGGTCCGGGATTCAGTACGCGCAGTCCGTGCTCAAAGCCTCGATCGCACAGGACCCGACCGTGATCGACTATGACGACATGCTGTACGCCCCGCTCATTCACAATTTGCGGATGTGGGAGAACGATTGGGTCCTGGTCGACGAGGCACAGGACACGAACCCGGCGCGCCGCGCCCTCGCGCGGAAAATCTTGAAACGGAACGGTCGGCTCGTGGCCGTGGGCGATCCCCACCAGGCGATTTATGGATTCACCGGCGCCGACGCGGATGCCCTCGATCGGATTCAGCGCGAGTTCGCGTGTACCCGGCTCCCGCTCACGGTTACCTATCGGTGCCCGAAGGCGGTGGTCGCGCTCGCTCGGACGTGGGTCTCGCACATCGAGGCGCACGCCTCGGCCCCGGAGGGCACGGTGTCGAGCACGACTCTCCCGGAGTTCACCGCGCACCCGGACCGCCTCGTCCCGGCGGACGCGATTTTGTGCCGGAACACCAAGCCCCTCGTGGAGCTCGCGTTCGCGTTGATCCGGAGGGGGGTGGCCTGTCACGTTGAAGGAAAAGACATCGGCCGCGGGCTCGCGGCCCTCGCGACAAAGTGGAAGATGAAAGCCGCGGCGCCCATGATCGAGCGCCTGCTCGCGTGGCGGGAGAACGAGGTCACCCGGCTCAACGCAAAGGGGCAGGAGCAGAAAGCCGATTCGCTGAGCGATCGGGTCGACACGCTCGCGGTCATCGCGGAAGGAAAGACCACCGTCCTCGAAATCCTGTCGGCGATCGAACGGTTGTTCGGCGACACAAAAGCGGGGACGCCGAGCAAGACGGTGACGCTAGCCACAATCCATAAAGCCAAAGGACGCGAATGGGACCGGGTGTACTTGCTCGGGCGCAACCTCTACATGCCGAGTAAATTCGCCCGTCAGGAGTGGCAGCTCGGACAAGAAGCGAACCTCGCCTACGTCGCGGTTACCCGCGCGAAGGCGACCCTCATCGACATTGTGGTTTCACCACGACGGACGGACGCGTAGATGCCCACGGTGTACCTGATCGCGCAACCCACCGTGTCCCGGGGCGGAGACTTACCGAAGTTGAAGCCCCTGGCCGAGTGGGGGGAGGTGCGCGTGCTCATCAACCCGGGCGAGGACCCCCGCTACCACCCCGGCCGTGCGCTCGGACGCATCCGGGCACGGCTCGCCGGGTTCGACCCGGCTCGCGACTTTCTCGTGTGGGCCGGGGGCGATACGTTGGCCGCCGTGTTGGTGGGCGCGGTCTTGATGGATTTCGCGACGGAGGAGGGCGCGACCTTCGAGACCTTTCAATGGTTGCGGTGGGAGCGGGGCCGGGACGCACACGGCAATCGCTCCGACACCGAAGGCAAGTACGTCCGTATTACCGTTCCCTTGTTCGCGCTCGCTTCCACCACGACGGAGGAGTAACCCCGGTATGGCCCTGAAACCGAAAAAGACGCCCGTCCCCGCTCCTTCTCCCCCTTTCATCCCGGTCGACTTAGAAGCGGACGCGCTCGCAGTACAAGCGTCGGACGGCCAATTAGCCGTCGTGGCGAAGCTCGCGCGGAAGCTGCGAGACCTGCTCCGCGAAGAAGACCGGTACGAAAGCCAGCTCAAGATCCTCCGGGACCAAAGGCGCCAAGTAGAGGAAGTCGACTTGCCGGAGGCGATGGACTCGTGTAACCTTTCCACCTTCACGACCAAGGACGGCATTTCCGTGGGCGTCGAGTCGGTGGTGGCGGGCTCGATTAAGAAGGAGAACACCGAGGCCGCGTTGACGTGGCTCCGGAACAACGGCCACGGCGGCCTCATTAAGACCAACATGACGATCGCCTTATCCCGAGGGCAGGAGGCGCTGACCGCGCGGGTCCGGGCGCAGCTCGCGGCGCTCGGCGTCACCGTCGAAGAGAAAGAGACGGTACATGCGCAGACTCTGGGCGCCTGGGCCCGGGAAATGGTCGCCAACGCGGTCGAGTTCCCCCGTGACCTGCTCGGCATCTGGGTCGGGCGCCGTGCCAAAGTGAAGACCCCCCTGTACGGGGACCCCTCCGTGGGTACGCCGGGCCACGGCCAAGCAATCCCGGCTCCAGCAAAGGACTAATATCCGTATGGCAATCACTCCGAAGAAAGCGGCGCCCGCGCCGAAGAAACCGGCTCCTCCCGCGACGAAGACGGCGGTGGCAAAAGTGCCCGAGCCCCCCTCCACCAAGGTGGTGTTGGCGGAGCAGCAAGCAATGTTGGAGCGGGACGCGCTCCAGGACCGCGACACGTTCGGCCGGGACGACCTCGCCACCCCCTTCCTCCGCGTGCTGCAGCCCCTCTCCCCGCAGACGCAACGGGGGCACGAGAAATATGTCGAGGGCGCCGAACCCGGCATGTTCATCGACACCGCGGACAACGAGCTCTGGGACGGGGAAGAGGGGATCGTGATTCTTCCTGTGCATTACACGCCCTCGTATATCGAGTGGAAGCTGCGAGAAGCCGGGGGCGGGTTGGTGAAGGATCACGGCGCGGTCGCCCCCGACCTTCCCACGCACCGGGACGACAAGAACCGCGAGCTCCTGCCCTCCGGCAACCAGCTCGTGAAGTCGGGGCTGTATTTTGTGTTCCTGATCGATCCGGACACGGGCAACTACAAGCAGCTCGCGTTCCCGTTGGCTGGAATGCAGCTCAAGAAGTCGCGGCAGTGGAATACGCGGATGAAGAGCATCAAGATTCCCCGGGGCGACGACCCCTCGTCGACGTTCGTTCCGGCGATCTTCTACACGGCCTGGAAGATCACGACGCAATTCGAATCGAACGAGAAGGGCAGCTGGCACGGCGTGAACATTGAGCCGTTAAAGCCGGTGCCGCAGCTCGGCTCGTGGGGCTGGAGCGTGTACAAAGCCGCGCAGGAGTTTAAGGCCATGATCGCGCGTGGCGACGTGAAGGTGAAGCCGATGGAGGCCGACGAGGAAATCGCAGAGGTCGTCCACGAGGACGGAGAAACTCACCCGACCGGGAGCCGTGGCAAGGAACCGTTCTAACCCACCACCGAACCCGGAGACTTCCACCACGGGCGCCGATCCTCTCCTCGGCGCCCGTACCGTCTCGCGGTTCGCAGCGCTGTTCGCGGGCTACTCGCGCGCGCACGGCACCTACACCCTCGGGAAGCCGGGCGAAAACGGCAAAATCGGCGGAGTCGCTTCCACGGTCGCCGGCGCGCCGACGCTCGCCACGTACGCGGGACACCTCGCGGGAACGGGCCCCGGCCTCGGCATCATTATGCTGCGCGACGACGATACGTGCGTGTTCGGCGCGATCGACTACGATGTGCGGACCATGGACCATGTGAAGGCCGAGGCCGCGGTGCGCCGACTCGGACTACCACTCGTGCTCTGTAAATCGAAATCAGGGGGCGGTCATTTCTACGTGTTCCTTCGCGAGCCGGTTCCCGCGGCCTTACTCCGGGACCGATTGGACGAGTGGAAGGCGCAACTGGGCATGGCCGCCAAGACGGAAACCTTTCCGAAGCAAAGTGTTCGCTTTTCGGCGAACGACATCGGGAACTGGATCAATTTGCCCTACTACGGGGGGACGCGCCCGGCGCTGAAGAACGGCCGGGCGCTGTCGCTCGCCGAGTTTCTCGACTTCGCCGAAGCGTCTCGCCTCTCCCTCGCCGAGCTCGACGCGAAAACCACCACAGATGTGCTGTTCGAGGAAGGCCCTCCCTGTCTCCAAGTTCTTCACCTCAACGGCGGATTCGTGGAGGGGACGCGGAACGAGGGCATGATGGCGGTGATTGTCTACCTGAAGAAACGCTATGGGGACGATTGGGAGAAACACTTGGACCGGTATAACCAGGAAATGGCCCATCTTCCCGCGCGCGAGCTCGTGTCCCTCGCGAAAAGCAACGGCAAGAAGGACTACGCATACGCGTGCTCAAAACCGCCCATCAATGCGTGCTGTCAGCGGCGGGTGTGTACGCGGCGCGAGTTCGGCGTGGGCGAGGGGCCGAGCGACGTGAAGGGCTATACGATTTCGAGTCTCACGCGGTACGACTCGTCGCACGGGGACGAGCCGATGTGGGGGATGGAGGTGAACGGGAAACGCGTCATGGTCTCCAACTCGGCGTTTTACGCCCGCGACGACTTTAACCGAGCCGTCATGGCACAAGCGAACACGATTCCGATCCATATGACGCCGGCGCGGTGGCTACGCTACCTGGCCGAATTGATCGTGGGGGCGGACGTGGTGCTCATGCCGGACGACGCGGGTCCGACCGGGCAGCTCTGGCACCATGTGGTCGCGTTCGCAGAGCAAACGGCCAATGCGCTCGATCGAGAAGAAGTATGGCTCGGGAAGCCGTACCGAGAGAACGGTGTGTGCTACTTTCGGTCGCACGACCTGTTCCGATTCCTCGATGCGCGCAAGATCCGGTACCCGAGCACGCAAGCCGTGTGGCAGTTGCTCCGGCACCACGGGGCCGACAAGGCGCAGTGGCACTTGAAGGGAAAGTTCATCAACGTGTGGTCGCTCCCGATCCGGACGGACTGGGACCAGGACGACGATCCCGTACCGAAGGCCGACTTTACGCCGAGCGACGATTTCTGATGCGGCGCGAACGCCATGTATTGTTCGGCCCTCCGGGAACCGGGAAAACCACGGCGCTGCTGAACCGGGTCCGGTTTCACCTTAGCCGGGGCGTGCGCCCCGAGCGCATCGGGTTCGTCTCGTTTACCCGGCGCGCGATCGCCGAGGCGAAGGCGCACGCCCCCGAGGTCGAGCTCCCGTACGTTCGCACGATTCATTCCCTCGCCTACTTCCTCCTAGAGCTCCGCCCCGCACAAGTGGTGACGTCCGAACACTTGGCCACGTTCGGACGCGCGGTGGGCGTCCCGTTCGGTCGTACCCCCGGCGACCCCTCTGAAGGGGTGTTGGGTGATGTGTGCCTCGCGGTCCACTCTCTCGCGGTCGCCCGCGGGGTGTCGTTGAACGATGCGTGGCGCGCGCTCGGGGTCGATTTGCCCTGGCGGCTCGTGCGGCAAACGATCCAGATGTACACCTGCTTCAAACGGGATCTCGGGTTGCTCGATTTCGACGACATGATCCTGCGCGCGGAGGGGCGGCTCGATTTAGACGTGCTCTGTATCGACGAGGCGCAGGACACCTCCACCGCGCAGTGGGCGTTTTTGCGTCGGGTGGCGGCGCATGTTCCAGTGGTGTATTTCGCGGGCGACGACGACCAGGCGATTTACCACTGGGCCGGCGCGGACGCGACGCAGCTGCTGCGTTTTCGAGGCGACCGCGCGGTCCTCCCGGTGAGCTATCGACTGCCGCGGCGAGTGAAGGCCCTCGCCGATCGGCTCGCGGCCACAATTCGGAGCCGGGTCAGCAAGGTGTTCGCACCCCGCCCGGTCGACGGGCGCGTGACCTGGATCAACGAGCCCGAAGCCGTTGACCTTCATCAAGCGGGGACCTGGTTACTGCTCGCGCGGAACAATTACCAGTTGCAACAGTTCCGGCATCAGGCCCGCCAGCAAGGTGTCGTCTACTCCCTCCCGAACGGAACGTGGTCGTGGTCCCTTCCCGCGGTCCGGGCCGCGGTCTCCTGGGAACGTCTGCGCAAGGGGAAGAGCATTCCCGCCCCCGAGGCGAAGAACGTGAACGGCTACCTCGCGGAGCGCCGTGCGCTGCCGCGGGGGGCGCGCACGGTGGACTTCGCGACGTGGTTTCCCGCGGACTCGCCGCTCCGAGAGCACTCGTGGCTCACTGCGCTCCCCAACATCCCGCTCCGGGACCGGGAGTACATCCGCGCGCTGCGCCGATCGGGCGAGTCCCTCACGGCTCCCGGCCGGGTCACGATCGGCACGGTGCACTCCGCGAAGGGGGCCGAAGCGGACCACGTGGTGTTGCTCACCGACATTTCGGCGAAGGCCGCGGCCATGGCGCAACTGGCTCCCGACGCCGAGCGCCGAGTGCAATATGTTGCCGTGACGCGCGCCCGGGAATCGCTCACGTTGGTCCTGCCGCAAACCGGGACCGCCTGGAACTTTTGAAGACTTGACTTTTGTCTCCAACAAGACTAACTTGTTTCCTTCACCCCCACGACGGAGTAGACCCGATATGAGTGCATTGAGCCGATCGAACGACCAAGCGGCCCTGGCGCGGCGCCTCGTGATCCTCGACAACGTGAAACGCGCGCCCGTCACCAAGTGGCTCCGGTATGCGGCCGCGAACGACTTGCCGACCGATCCCGGTCGGTGCAGCACCGAGGCGCTCACCCGAGCGGCCGAGGTGCTGCTTCCTTCTCTCTCCACAGGACAGGACCCCATGGCACTGAAGACCGTACCCGCTCCCGCGAGCCCGGCGCCCAAGCGTCGGTACCTCATCACCTTTCCCCTCACCAAGCCGCAGAAGGCCGAGGCGCGCGTCCTCGGCGCCGAGGAATCGTCCGTCCAGCACGCGGCGCCGAACACCACGCACCTGGTGATCTCGACGCCGGCCGAGCTGAAAGGGTCGCCGATGCCCTTGCTCCTCGCCCTCATCAACCAGGGCCGCGCGGCCACCCCGATCAAGAAGATGGCCAACGAGGAGGTCGCCGTGGCCGCCGCGTTCGACGCGTTGCAACGGCTCGTCGAAGTCCCGGCCAAGGGCGACGGGAAAACGCCCCGCGCACCCAAGGCCCTCCGCTCCGTTTCGTATCCCCCGAAACTCAAGAGCGAAATCAAGGCCGTAGGCGAGGGGACGAAAGTGTCCCGCGCCATCGACCTCCTCGCCCAGAAGGGCGGCGTCCTCCTCTCGGACCTGGAGTCCGAGCTGAGCAAGACCGGGAAGCCGGTCAACGCGCGCGGGTGGCTCGGGTACGACGTGAACAAGGTCGTCGGCTACGGGGTCCGGTCCGACCCGGAAGGCGCCAACGATCTCCGGCTGTATCTCGTGTTGCCGAAGAACATGGAGAAGCCCTACCCGCATCGGAGCAAGACGGCCAAGCCCGCACCCAAGCCGAAGACGCCCAAGGCTGAAGCGCCCAAGCTTAGCCCGAAGAAGTAACCCCCCGTTTGGTTCGCGCTTTCGCTTAATTGGCAAAGCGGCCGGTTAGCCCCCGGCTATTCGGGTTCGAATCCCGAAAGCGCAGTATGTACACGGTAGAAGAGTTCGGCGCCGTTTTGGCGCGCACCGGGGATCTCGACCCGATTTACCTGATGCTCCGGGGAGCGGAGCTTCCGGCGGGGCACCGGGCGCGTTGGTGCCTGGCCTATTGGATGTTCTATCATGCCGGAGTGGCAAGCGCCTTGTCCGAGTGCGCGGGAGCCCGCTTCTGGGATCGGGCCCGCGCGCACCTGTCCGGCTCACACCAATTTCCCCGGGGCACGGAGCGCCGCCATTTTCGCGGGTCGCTCGCGGTCGCCGCGGTCACGGACCTTGCGGCCCGCTTCCCGTTCCCGGAGACGGTGACGACAACCCTCGCGCAAAGTGCACCGCAATTCACCGAGGTTGCACGCGCGGTGCGCGAATGGAGCGGGTTTGGCCCCTGGATTGCCTTCAAGGTCGCCGACATGCTCGACGCCGTGCTCGGAGTTCCCGTCAATTTCGCGGACGCGGTCCCGGAGCACATTTTTGACGACCCGATGACGGGGGCCGTGTGGGCCTTTCACCTCGACGCCGTTGCTGCGAGCACGCACGTCGGGAACGAGTGGGAGGGGTTCCGCACGGTGCTCCGCGACGACGGGTTGTTGGGCACGGATGCCGAGATTCGGGACCGCTTAACCCAGTATCACGACGCGTGCTCCCTACCCGAACGACGCGCGCTCACGGAACGCGTGTTCCGCGGGCTACAGAAACGGATGCAGGGGATCGGTGTTCCCCACGCTCCCCCGGGCACATCCTTTCGGATTCAGGAAATCGAAACAGTGTTGTGTAAGTGGAAGGCGCACGTGACCGGGCACTACCCCGTGGGGAAAGACACCACGGAAATCCTCCACGCCCTGAAGGGGTGGGGGCCGACCGCCGCGCGCTGCCGGGACGTGCTTATCGAGCGCCAACTCCAGAACTACGATGCGTGAGCCCTTGCTCATTGTCGGGGCGGGCGTGATGGGCGCCGTGCTCGGGCGCTATGCGCAACGGCACGGCCTTCAAGTCGTCTGGTTCGACGACGCGCGGCCCGGGGCGGGGACGCCGGCGTCCGCGGGACTCATGCACGCCCCGTGGAGCCCGCTCGCGCCCGACGCGTACCGAAAGGCGCTCGATGTGCTGGCCGAAGTAAGTCGAACCGGGCTCCACTGGGTCGAGTTTCCGAAGCAGGGGAGTATTCCGTTCGTCTCGCCCCGCTTGCTCCAGGTTCCCGCGGAGCGCGAGCGCGTCCTATCCGTTCAGAAGGGGACCTTGCTGACCGAGCGCGGGGTCTCGTACACTGGCACGGTGGTCATTGCCGCCGGGGTGTGGAGCGGTGTCCTTGCGCACAACTTGTGCGCACCGATTCAGTCGCTCGCGGGAAGTGCCTTTCTTTGGCAGGGGGCTCCTCTACAACCTCTCCTTCAGCCCTGGGCCCCGTACAAGCAACTGCTCGCGTTTGAGCGTGACCTGGGGTGGACCTGGGCCGGAGACGACTCGGCCATTCTGGCACAGAACTACAGCCTCGTGCGGGAGCGCGAGTCCCTGGCTCGGTGCGCCGCGGCCGTCGACCGGGGAACGTGGTCGGCTCACGTGATCCAGGGCTACCGTCCAACAATCCGGGGCCAGAAAACCGGGTTGTGTGTTCGCATTGCCCCGCATACGTGGGTGTTGACGGCGGGGGGCAAGTCCTCCACTATTCTCGCGGGGCACTACGCCCCGCGCATTGTGTTCCCACGACGGAGTACGACCGAATGAGCTTACGAACCGAAGCCGCCGCGTTGCTCCGGCGAGAGCGGCTAGAAACCAATGCCGAAAAGAAGGCGCGCATCATGTTGCTCGCGCAAAAAGCCGGCTGGACCGGAACGTCGTACGCGAGCGCGAAGAAGTTCGCGCGCAAGCTCGGGCACGTGGCCCAGGGTCGATGATCCTTAACCTCCGGGGGACCTCGGGGTCGGGGAAGTCGACGATCGTGCGCCAGCTCATAGCGCATCGGTCCATACGGCCTATCCTCCGCGGCGAGCTCCGGGGCGCCCCTTCGATTGAAGCGGCCGAGGTGGTTGGATACGCGGTCGACGGCCACGCGCTCGCGGTCGTCGGACGGTACGAGACGGCCTGTGGCGGCTGCGACATGATCAAGACACAAGATGAAATTTGTGCCCGAGTGCTCGAATTTGCGGGACGGTACACGCACGTGGTGTTCGAGGGGCTGTTAGTGAGTCAGATTTATGCCCGGTATCGGGACCTCGCCCGCGAGCTCGGGGACAGGTTCCTCTGGGCCTCGCTCGATACCCCGCTCGACGTGTGTATTGACCGGGTCAATGCCCGCCGGCGCGCAGCCGGGAACGAAAAGCCATGGGACCCAGCCAATTCGCTCACGCCCAAGTGGCACAGCTGCCGGACCAATCATGAGAAGGCCGCGGCCGATGGGCTCTTCCCCTTCTGGCTTGACTACCGCAATCCGTTGCCCATTCTCCGCATGAGGCTCCGGTGAGGCGGAACTTCGGCCCCTTTTCGATGACGTTGCGCCCCGGAACGAGTGACGAACGGGTCGTCGAGGAAGTGATCTCTCGGCACGCGTATCGTCGTACACGGCTCGGCTTCGACGTCGAAGTCGGGGAGCGGTGGCTCGATCTCGGCGGCAATATCGGCGCGTTCGCGGTCTACGCGGCCCTCCGGGGCGCACGGTGGGTCCAATCCTTCGAGCCCGACCCCACGTGCTTTGCGCTATTGCAACAAAATTGCCCGCCGGGATTCAACTGTATTCGCGGCGCCGTCACGGCGCACACGACCTACACCATTGATCTGTTTCGGAGCGCTCGGCCCGCGGACCATTACCGGCAAACGACGGTTCCGTCCCCGTCCATGATTTTTGCAGGAACGGTACCGAACTGGCCGATGCGTACCTTGTGCAAGGCGACTTTCGACGGAATAAAAATGGATATCGAGGGGGCGGAAATGGCGATCTTCGACGCTCATCTGCTCCCTCGGACCGCAAAACTGGTGGTGGAGTATCACACCTCCCGCGACTCCAGCACCCGCGGACTCGCGCGCCGGCTCACTTGGCTCGCGTCCCGATTTCGGCATGTGCACGCCCCGCCGGAGTACGAACGAATCCTAGCGTCGGGCGCCTCAACCATCAAAACGTTCCATGACCGCTGTATTTTTTGTTGGGGACCAAAATGAACGCGACCCCGTTGTGGTATTGGATAGCGGAACGTCACCGCATCTACCGGACCCGGCAGGCGGGGAAGCCGTGGCCCTGGACACAGGATAAAATTCTTCAGGACTTCCGCTTCTGCAACGTGTTTCGGGAGCTCGATGCAGTTACCATCTGGATCCGGGAACATATCCGGGAGCCCTACGCCGAACATCCCAACTTGTGGTTCATGCTGTGCTTGGCCAGACAAATCGGTCATCCCGCCACACTCCAGGAGCTTATTGCTACAGGGCGGGCCTGGCCGAGAACCGGGGCCTGGTCCCCGGGGCACGCGGTCGCCGCACTCGACGCGCGGAAACGGCGAGGGGAACAAGTATACACCGGCGCGTACATGCTTCGGGGCGACATCGCGTACGGCGGAAGCAAGCACCCCTATACCATCTACACAGTGTGCGGGTCATTGTGGCAGCACCGGTCCGAGTTTGCTCGGCTGTTTGACGCTCCCGCCGCTCCCTCGCTCCGCGCGGTCCACAGGTGGTTTCTCCGCTTCCACGGGTGGGGCGGGTTTATGGCGTACGAGGTCGTAACCGATCTCCGGCACACGCGGTATCTTCAACACGCGCCCGACACCCACACCTGGGCGAATGCCGGCCCGGGAGCGATTCGCGGGTTAAACCGGCTCGCCGGCCGATCGTTGACCTTCCCGCTAAAGCAAGACCGAGCGAACGAGGAAATGCGCGAGTTGCTTCGGGAGTCCCGAACCCGGTTGCCTCGTGGGTTCCCGACGCTCGAAATGCGGGACATTGAGCATTCCTTATGCGAAACAGACAAATATCTTCGCGTTCAGAATGGGGAGGGGCGCCCCCGGTCCCGGTATCGACATGATTGAGGTGAGACCGACCCCGCACGCGGCCTCGCTCATCGCGCTCGCCGTCGTTTTCCTGTTGGGCCTCGGCTGGGCCTCGTGGGCCGACCGACACACGGACGTCGACCCCGAGGTCTGGCGCGACGGACGACGTAAGAG